GAAGAACAAGAAGAACAAGAAGAACAAGAAGAACAAGAAGAACAAGAAGAACAAGAAGAACAAGAAGAACAAGAACATGAAGAAGAAAAGGTATCGGATGGGGGTCACGAAGGTTATATAAATAATAATACTAATATAGATGATGATTATGTTTCAGTTGATGAAGAAATAATTCAACAAAAATGTTCAGATTTAAGTATTAATACTATTCCTGATATAACTAATAGAGAAGCCATTACTGAAGAAACATATGATAATGTTGATATTATTAAGAATAATGAAGAAGTAAATGAAAAAATAGATAATAAATTATTAAATACATTTATCAATAATTTGTCTGTAGATAAAGTCAGTGAGGATAATATTAAAGAAAGTATTATTGAAGAGAATACTATCGAAAAACAACCGGAACCTGTTCCGGAACCTGCTCCCGAACCTGCTCCCGAACCTGTAACGGGACCTAAACCTGAACCTGAACCAGAACCAGAACCGGAACCTATAAAAATAGTACCTAAATTAACGGATAATAATGAAAAAGAAATAATAAGTGTTGAGAAGGTTTCAGACAATGAAACAGTTGATAATTTTTTTAACGATATATCAAATATTATGAATAAGAAGGCCAATATTCAGATTAATAAGAGACCTGATAAATATACTTTATTTGATGATGCGGCAATAAATGAGTATTAGATAAAAAAATAATATATTTATAAGTTATAAATGTTAGATAATAATTTATTATTTAGTTTAGTTTTGAGTGTTATTAATACGATTGCTTTCTTATTAATAAAAAGTAATGATGAGAATGAAGTAAAGACACAGGATTTAATAATGTTAGGATCTGTTACCTTTATTAGTTCTTTTTTATTAAAGTCTTTTTTAAATCGTGATTTAATGAAAGGTGGAGGAGAAATATTGACACATTCAACAAGGGCCCCTTTTTAATTAATACTATAAAGTATAGAAAGATTTTCTGGGGAACTCTTTTTTTTTAATTCTATATTTATTAAAAATTGTATTTTGAATTATATTTTTGGGTAATGCATTACACGAATATTTTGATATTTCAATATACATATTAAAATTATCTTCAAGTTTAGCAATACTTTCTCCATCTTCTTTTAATGTTAGATTATAGATAAAATTAATAAATGATTCTTTTTCTTTGTAATTTATTCCTTCTTTAAGATTAATCGCATCTAGTATTGTAATTGCTAAACGACATAAATCAAAATTATAATTTGGTTTAATTATTATTTTTTCATCATTTTTGAAATTAAGGTAATTATGTGGAGATGTATATTGTCCTTCAGCTTCGCCGTGTTTTTCAAATGTATCATTAAAGAACGTTTTATTATGGAATGTAAATATTGATCTTCCAAAATCAATTATTTTAAATATATATCCATATGTATTTACTTTATAATATATGTTATTAAACTTATAATAAATATATATCTTATCTGTCTTTGAATACATAACATTATTAATATGGAGGTCATTATGTGTGAATGAATAATGTTTTTGTAAGTATGATAATGCAAATGATATTTGAAATATACAAGATAAAATAATATTTGTATCTAAATCTTCTATATCTGTTAATAGATCTTCTAAAGTCCCTTCTAATTTTTCAATGAAAAATAATTGACAAGGGATGTCCTTTAATTCAATAATATAATCATTCGTACCACTACTACTATTACTACTATTACTACTATTACTACTATTACTACTATCACTATCACTTATATTATTAATAATACTACCATTATCATTATCATTATCATTATCACTATCAGTATCACTTATATTATTAATAATACTATCATTATCACTATCATCCCCACTATCATCCTCACTATCATCCTCACTATCACTTGATACATACATATCAAGGTCTATTTTAAATTTTCTTATATTCTTATGAAACCAGAATTCTTCTTCAAAAAGACTATAATCATCTGTAATATCGTAGTTAAAATTCGCCTTAATTCCATTAATAGCACCATAATATATTGGAAATGATGGATTAATATCATTGATTGTAATTTCTGAACAGATAAAAGAAAAGAATGAATCAATATATGCTGTATTATCAATATTATTAATTTTATTGTATGTATTATGGTTATAACACGACGGTAATAAATTATTTCTATGAATAAAGTTATTATAATTATTCATAATATAATCTGTCGGATTTAGTAATGGAATACATTTACAAAATAATTCTTTTTCATATGAGAAGTTTTTGAATAGATCGTATACTTTACATTTTACAAATATATTTGATGTATGGTATTTTTTACTTATTGTAGAAATAATTTCTTTTATAAAATATCTTCTTTTCAAGTCAATTAATTTATGCGAACTTTTTGTATTATGAATATGGAAATAAAGTGAGAAAAAAGGTTGATAGAATTGTATTTCTTTAATATTTAGAATATTTTGACATGAATTATTTAAGTCTTTTCTCTCTTTCTTATTCCATTTATGGTATTTAATGTTAATCATAATTAAGAAATAGAATACAATAATTTTATAGAATAAACTTATGTGCGTAATTATAAATAAAATATTTAAAAGTAATATAATATGGCGATGAATTTAGAGTTAAAAAAGTTTGATATGTCTCAAATAACAGATAATAGTGTAGTTGTTTTAATCGGTAAAAGGGATACTGGAAAATCATATTTATGTCGTGATATATTACATACCCATAGATCGATACCAGTTGGACAAGTAATTTCTGGTACAGAAGGAGCAAATCAATTCTATCAACAAATAGTTCCTAAACTTTTTATTCATGATGAGTTTAGAACTGATATAGTTCAAAATATGTTAAAAAGACAAAAGTTAATGATAGAGAAAAAAAATGGAGGAAGTATAAATACAGATGAAAGGGCCTTTTTAATATTAGATGATTGTTTATATGATAATACTTGGGCTAAAGATAAGTATATGAGAAGTGTTTTTATGAATGGGAGACATTATAAGCTTTTATTCTTATTAACAATGCAATATGCGTTAGGAATCCCTCCAAATCTCCGTACAAATATAGATTATGTTTTTATTTTAAGGGAAAATTATGTTTCAAATCGTAAAAGATTATATGAACATTATGCGGGGATGTTTCCAACATTTGAAATGTTTTGTCAAGTGATGGATCAATGTACAGAAAATTATGAATGTTTAGTAATTAATAATAATGCAAAATCAAATCAATTATCAGACCAGGTTTTTTGGTATAAAGCTGATTCCCATCCTGATTTTAGGATAGGCGCAGATTCTTTTTGGCAATATTCACAGAATAATTATACAACTGAAGAACAAGTAGATGAAGATTATGGAAAAAAGAAAAATCCAATCCACGTTAATAAAGTTTTATATTAATTATTTTAGACAGTTAGAGAACGGACTGCTTCTAATATATCTTCCTTTGAACGGCCTTGATTATTTAATTTTACAACTGATGTATTTTCACCATTTTCTTTAACAACAACCATGTATGAAGGGAATCCTCTTACACTACCTTTGAATTGATCCATTCCGGATGAATCATCTGTTGTCATAACAAACGATACTGGAGTACCATTTGATGTCTGTACATCATTCATAGGAGTTAATTCTTCAAATGCTGGTTTTGCGTTCTTAGAGTGTCCACACCATTCGCCATATACCATATGGACTTCAACTGATTTTGAGTTTGTTTGACCTTCTATTAAGTCTTCTCCTCCATGATCTAATTTATATAATCCTTCATTATTCATTCCTTCTATTAAGTCTTCTCCTCCATGATCTAATTTATATAATCCTTCATTATCCATTCCTTCAATTAATCCCCCAGATGGTTGATCCCCCGATAATTTTTTCATTATCTCTGATTGATCAAATATTAATCCACTTTTTGATGATGGATCAAATGTTTTAAATTGTGAATCGTGAATTGTACCTTGTCCACGTACTTCATTTAAGTTTCCTAACATATTCGCAGATAAATTACCAAGACTTCTATTTGTTAATAATTCTTGTTGTTTTTCGATTGGAATAATTTCATCCTTTGATTCTTTCGTAAACAATGAAAATGAATCCGTGGTATCAAAAGCATTTACCCATCCTTCACCAAAAGCACCTTTACTGTCCGGTTGAGAAGGAGGTGTCATTGGTTGCGAAGGAGGTGGAGAGGGCTGAGGAGGTGGTGAGGGTTGAGGAGGTGGCGAGGGCTGAGGAGGTGGTGAGGGCTGAGGAGGTGGTGATGGAGGTAGAACATTAGGTTTCGGTGGTAATTGAGCAGGGGGAGGAGCAGGGGGGGGAGCAGGTGGTGGCATAGGCGGTAGTTCTTCTTCCATCGGTGGTAGTTCTTCTTCCATCGGTGGTAGTTCTTCGTCCATCGGAGGCTCATCCATCGGAGGCTCATCCATCGGAGGCTCATCCATCGGTGGTAGTTCTTCATCCATTGGTGGTAGTTCTTCATCCATTGGTGGTAGTTCTTCATCCATTGGTAGTAGTTCTTCATCCATCGGAGGTAGTTCTTCATCCATCGGTGGTTCTTCATCCATCGGAGGTAGTTCTTCATCCATCGGTGGTTCTTCATCCATCGGTGGTTCTTCATCCATCGGTGGTTCTTCATCCATCGGTGGTTCTTCATCCATGGGTGGACCCGAAAGTTCATCATCCATAGGTGGTAGTTCATCATCTACCGATTCTTCATTTCCATCTCCGGAAATAAGTCCCTCAAAAATATTTGTATTGCGCGCAACAATTAATATTAATGCAATAACTAATAATAACATACATAAATCTTCTTTTTTCATTTATAATTTATACATATATTATTTTTTAAAAAAAATGATTAAATAATATTACTTCATTTAGAATCTAAAATCATCTAATTTCCAGTATTCAAAATTATTAGCTACAGGTCGTTTAATAATAAATGGGAGTTTTTTCTGCTTTAATTCTTCAATCGCGATTTCATATACACTACTGTAGGAACTTGAATTTTTTAAGAATGATTCTGCTCCATTAGATAATTGTTGTGATCTTTCAGAAATAATTTTTGTTTTTTCAAACTTAGTTAGGAATGGTTTGCTGATATATCCTTTTTTAACTTCTTCATAATTAGTATTAAAAACTGCTATATCTTCAATTGTATTATCAATAATATCATAACTTGATTCTTCATCAGATGAGTCAACTTCATCCATAGTTTTTACTTATATAGTATAAATTAAAATCAAATTTTAAATAATTTATTTATTTGTCCACGATTGTTTACAATATTTACATATATAGATATACTTCATTGAGTCGTGTTCATATTTAATATATAGAACATTTGATGGTTTCCCTTCTTTGATTGAAATACATTCTTTATTTGTACAACGTATATTTGGATTATTTTGAATTGTTGGTAATGTTATATCATTCTCAAGGTATTGGTTATTATTAATTGTTTTACTCAGATCAATATCATATTCATTATTATAGATACAATTAGTATCATTGTATTCTTTTTTATTACCACAAGCTTTACATCCTAAATAAAGTCTTTGTGTTTCTTCATCAGAATATAGGAATAAATGATTATCACATTTATCGCAAAAATTAATCTCCATTATAATACTTTATTATATTTTTAATTATAATATCAAATTTATAAATAGTATTTATTTTATTTATCCATATAGAGGTTATATTTTTTATATAATTCTAAATAGTTTAATTGTATTTTAATACGATAGAATGGAATTGAAATATTCATTATCTTGTTATTTATATTTTCACTTAAAAATTTAGATATAGAATCTTTATTTTTGTTATTTTCTTTATGCATTTCTTGAAGGAAACATTCAAAACCATTCGGTATATCACTTATATTTTTTAGTAAAAGTGTATTAATTGTTTCATATTTAATTACTTTATTATACAATTTATTTATTTCTCCATTGTTATTTTCTTGACCCGGTTCATGGTGTAATGGGTTATTATCTAATAATGATTGAATTGTAATTAGAACTGTTGTTATATCCATAATTGATGTCCATTTTGGACCTGACCAAGTTCCAAGAATTGATAAACATACTTTTCCACCACCATCTTTATTTCCTCCAACGTATATATTTGGATGAATTCTTATATTATTCCTTGATACATAACTTATTTCGGGTGGCGCGAATGGATAATTCTTAGGGAATTGAATATTAAAAAATAAAAATCCACCTTCATATAATGAATCTTTGGGCCCTATAACCATTGCTTTTGCTTTTAGTAAATCTTCTTCATTAAAATCAATGTAAATTCCAAGAGAATTTAAATTTAGTTTATTTACTTCTTTAATATCTTTTTTAATTATTCTTTTAATTGCGTTTGTCGCCATAATATGTATATTTAATATGTATTTTTAAATATTAAAAATAAAATTTGATTTTTATATAAGAAATAAAATATTAAGAAATATATGACTATTAATTCAAAATTATTAAACTTCCTTGATAAAAATCCAAAAACAGAAAATGGAAAACATACTCATATCATTTATGCTCCAAGTCCTGGTAGATCTTATACAATACCAGATGATAAAATAGATGAGTTTTATCAATTGGTACATGATTCGGTATTTATAAATAAGGATAAATTATCAATTGTTGAGAAAATGCAACCAATTTGTCGTTTAGTAATTGATTTTGATTTTAAATATAAAAATAAGTTATCAGGTCGACAATACAATGACACTATACTAACTAAAATTATTCAAAATATCTTTTCTAATATTGAAAATCTCTATCATCTTTCAGAAGAACAAAAAGTATGTTGGATAATGGAGAAAGATAATATATGTAGTGCACCCCAACAGGGTTATGAATCCAAGGATGGTATTCATCTCTTATTCCCTTATATTATTGCTGAAAAAAAGAGTTACCTTAAGTTACGAGAATTAATGTTAGAATCAAATTACCATCAATATTTTGAAGAAGATGGTAAGATACCTCCATCAAATACAATGGAAGAAATAATTGATGATGCTATTTATAAAGGTGGAAACTGGTTTATTTATGGTTCTGGAAAGCCGACTGAAAATATGAAATATAAATTAACTGGTATTAAAAAACTTTCATCAGATAGATTAATTAATCTACCAATTGATTTATATCTTGATGAACCATTGGAAATTATAAAGAATAATAGTGTAGTAAATCACGAATCTATGAATGTTCAATATACTGAATATCTACATAATCGACTTAAAACTAAAATTCTAAGAACTAGTAGTTCAATGGAGAGTGTAGAATCAATTGAGATTCTGCAAGCTGTTCTTACAGCCACTCAGAAACATGATATAGAAGTTGCAAAGAAATTAACTATGATTTTATCAACAGAAAGGGCAAGTAATTATACAGATTGGATTGATATCGGATACTGTTTACACGGGATTTCATCAGACCTTCTACAAACATGGATTGCATTTAGTAAAAAGTGGAGTATGTACAATGATGCTACTGAATGTCATAAACAATGGGAATGGTTTCAAAGGAATAATAACAAACAAATAACTATTGCTTCATTACATTTTTGGGCGAAACAGGATAATCCTGAAGAATATAAGAAAGTGTTGAGGGATTCCCTCGAAAAATTAGTTGAGATTAGTATTCGTGGGGATAAGTCTACTGGACCCCATGCTGATGTTGCCAATGTAATTTATCATTATTTTAATTCGAGGTTTGTCTGTGCGAATATTAAGGATAATATTTGGTATTATTTTAATGAATTAATTGGTGGACGATGGGAAGTAACTGAAATGGGTCATAAGTTACGGTCCCGGTTATCAAATGAGATTGTTGATTTATATATGCATTATCAGAATAAATATCAACAATTAGCAAATACAGCCGAGGAAGGGACAGATCAACATTTCTATATGAATAATCGTGTAGCGAATTGTAGTAAAGTAATTATTAAATTAAAGGACTCTGGTTATAAAGATAAGATTATGAAGGAATGTAAGGAATATTTCTATGATAAGGAGTTTGTTGAAAAATTAGACGATAAAAAAAGCTTAGTTGGGTTTGACAATGGCGTATACGATCTAAATAAGGGTGTATTTAGAGGAGGACTACCATCTGATTATGTAAGTTTATCTACTGAAATTACACTTCCTATCCCTAAATCAATGATGCCCATTGGAATTGATGAAATTATTGATATATCAAAGGAGATAGCTGATTATGATGATTTAAATGAAGGACTGAACGACTTTCTAGAAAAAGTATTTCCTAATCCAGATGTAAGAGAATATACACTACGGTTCCTTTCTAGTTGTTTATCTGGAGAAATACGGGAAGAAAAGTTTTACTTTTGGACGGGTTCAGGTGGTAATGGTAAATCTAAATTAGTTGACTTGATTGAATTATCATTGGGTAAATATGCTCGTTCAATGGATGTAGGATATTTAACAACCAAAAAGGGGTCATCTGCCTCGGCATCTCCTGAATTAGAGAGTATTAAACAAGCAAGATTTGTATGGATGTCAGAACCAGAGAAAACAGATACAATTTATGTGGGTAAATTGAAGTTAATGACGGGTGGTGATAAGATGACTACTCGAGGATTGTATAAAGAGACAACTCAATTTAAGCCTCAATTTAAGATTATTCTTATGTGTAATGATTTACCTCAATTGGGTGGTAATGATGGAGGTATTTGGAGGAGGATTGAAGTTGTTGAGTATATTTCAAAGTTTACTGATCAACCCCGCCCTTGTCCTGCGAATCCATATCAGTATAAAGCGGACGAACAACTTTCTAAGAAATTGGAGTCATGGAAAATCTTGTTTGCTATTAAGCTCCTTGAAAAGTATAGGGCCTATGATAAAGAGGGTACTAAACCACCAAATGAAGTCAAAGAGATGACAAAAGCATATCGTACTTCAAATGATATTATTGCTAATTGGATTAATGATGATATTTGTGAATGTGAAGATTTCTGTCCTTTTGATGAGTTATATGATTCTTGGGAAAGGTGGTGTGATGAAGAAGGTTACAATAATAAACAACGCCCTGATAAAAGAGAAGTAAAAACTGCGTTATTGAAACATCAAGAAAAGACTGAATATGGATTATTAATTGGTAAGAAAGCTGATAATCTACCGAATGGTACTAAAAATAAGCCAAAGTTTAATTTCAAACCAAATGATGATTAAATAAATAATAATAAATTAATTTTGTAAATTTGAAAATTTTTTTTAATAATTGAATAAAAATAAAAATGTTTCCGGTTACTAATCAAGGTGGAAGGTCTCGTGTAAATTGGGTTTCTGATAGTAAGAAGACAAGGAAGACACATGTTCAACATAAGAAAAAAACCGAAACAGGGAAAGATAAACTATTTCAACTTCAGACACAATTTTTGAAGGATGGAATGAATTTCCTTGAATATGAAAAATATATTCAGGGAAAAATTAATAAGGATATGTTTTATTACAAGAATCTTTCACAAAAAGATGTAGAAGACCTACATAATCGTTATAAGAGTCTTCTTCAAAAAGAAACAAATAAGTATAATGAAATTGGAGTCCAAAAAGAAATGAACCGTCGGCAAAGGAAGCTATTTCGCGAAAAGAAGAAGAAGATTATTGATAAACAACTCGACGGAATGATTTCTAAATTCCTTAATATTGCATCTAATTCAACTGCCCTTGGTATTTCTAAGAAATGTAATAGTCTTCCTTCTGATCCAGAAAAATGGGTAGAAACAAAAAAGAGGATTTTCTTTGGTGGTCGTTATATTGAGAAACAAGATAGAGAGTCTTGGGTAGAAACTTATCGAAAGATTGTATCACCTGTAAAAGCCCATCTATTCGATCTTCATTCTCATGATGCCCTTAATAAATTTGTGTTTGATTATTAAAGTGTTCTTTTGTTTGTATATATCCTTGCTTATATTTTTGAGTTTTTTTATCCTTTGTACTATTTAAATCTAATCCTATTTCATCCATTTGAATTGTTACTATTTTTTTGTTTTTCCTATGATCATATGGAGAGAATGGTGTCCTAAATATAGATAATAAATAATCTTGGAAAGTTTCAATACTTTTTTCTTTCGTTGATATGATATTGATTGCTAAATAATCTTTGTATTTAGTTTTATTATGGATATAATCTATAGGGAGATTTCCACATAAACCTCCATCTACAAAATAGTTATTCTTATATAGAATTGGTTGAAAGAATATAGGTATACATGTTGTCATACAACATACAGTGGAGACTTTAATATTAGGGTTTGATTTATGGGAAATATATACTATTTTATTTTGTGAAAGATTAACAACTTTAATAATTAATTTTTTTTTTGTGATTTTAAATAATTCTTGAAGTGTTAAGTTTTTATTATATCCTTTGTGACTTAATAATATTTCAACCATATTTTTGATAAATTTATTATTATAGAGTCCAAAATTATTAAAAATATCATTAATATTAAAATCATCATAATTCATTAAGTTATCATATGATAAAAATATTTTAGTAATTGCATCAATTGAAAAATTGAGTAATAATGGTAAAATATTTATTATACTCCCAGATACACATATTATTGTTTGAATACCTTTAAAGTTTTTTTGAATTATATTTTCTTCAAATAAGTATTGAAAAGAACCTAATAATGATATACAATTAATTCCTCCACCAGAAAGGATTAATGTATTAATTTTCATAAATTATTTTATTATATTTATTATGAGTTCCTTAAATATAAATAAGCTTTATGAAACAACTTATCAAAAAAACATCCAACGTTTAGAAAACTTTGATAATATCTTAAAAAAAATCCATAACCGTATTAAGTATAATGCAAAAATAGAGAAGACATATTGTTTTTTCAATATACCAGGATTTATTATTGGTATGCCTCTTTATAATATTAATGATCTAAAAAAATATATTATTAATGCTTTAGAAAAGGATGGATTTAAATTAATGTATATTGATCCAAATTGGTTATTTATTTCGTGGGAAATAAATAAGCCTGAAATGAAAAGGATAAATAAGATTAGAAAACAGAGTAAACAAGGTGGAAATTATAGGTTAGTTGATGAGTATAAACCAAATGGCGGATTCGCAAATGAATATGATTTACAAAGTATGAAAGAGAAATCGAAATACTTAATATGATTTTTTCCCAAGTTTATAGATATAATCGGTAAAAATTAAGAAAAAAATACCCATGAGTCCAAATAGTAATACATCATTAAAATCGTCATTAATATTTGAAAAGGATTCAATTAATTGTGATTTTTCTTTTTGATTATTAATAAATTGAGTGTGTTGTTGTCCTTGAAACTTTTTAAAATCAATATATTCTTTTCGGGATATATTATATACATCTGAAGGGGGTTGTTGTTGCGGAGGAGGTTGAGGTGGTTGTTGTTGCGGAGGAGGTTGAGGTGGTTGTTGTTGTGGAGGAGGTTGAGGTGGTTGTTGTTGTGGAGGAGGTTGAGGTGGTGGTTGTGGAGGAGGTTGAGGTGGTGGTTGTTGCGGAGGAGGTTGAGGTGGTTGTTGCGGAGGTTGAGGTGGTTGTTGTTGCGGAGGAGGTTGAGGTGATGGTTCTTGAATTCGATTACCATTTAATGTGTATTGGTCATATGGAAAATGATTTCCATAATGGTGACTAGTATTGTTATTATCTTGTATTGATTGGTAATTATCTTGAACAATTGTTCCATATGGCATAATATTTGATCCTCCTTGAAAATTATCATCAAAAATATTGATTGTTTCTTTTATTTCTTGAGGATAAATATGTTTGTCAATCATATGTTGTTGTTTATCCTTTTTTTTTTTATCTTTTTTCTTTATTTTAATTGTATCTGGTCCAAATACTTCCGATAATGGAGCCCCTACAGCAATTGTCATAATACTTAATATTAATATATTATATATTTTTTTTGTAGAATATAAATATAAATATAATGATAAATAATTTTATAAAAGAATTAAATGAAAATAAGATTTTTATAGGTACAATGATGATTATAGTTACAATTGGAGGAAGGTTTATTATTAATGAGTTGGATGATTCACAAAAAGAATTTATTAATAATCAATGGATAAAAAAGTTATTTATTTTTTGTGCATTCTTTATGGCTACACGTGATATTTATTGTTCAATAACATTAACAATATTATTTACAATTGTATTAGACTTATTTAATAGTGGAGATAAACAACCATTAAATGAGGAAGGATATACAAATAAAAAGATTGATAATTTAATTAATGAATTAAATGAGTTAAAAAAAGATTTATAGATTAAGTGTTATTCCACTGTTTGAGCTTTTTCTATCTGTATCCCCACTAATTAGTGAAATATTATCTAGATCAGGTATATTATCTGCATCAAAGTTCATTTGATTCATAATTTCATCCATACCTGCTGGTCCATCCATTTCTTTACGTTGCGGACGTTTGTTTGGTTGAGTTCTTTGAGGTTGTGGAACATTTGTTTTCATGGTCCTTGGTTGAGTGTTACCTTCTTGACCAATTGAATTAACAGCGGCTTTTGCGAATTGTTTCATTAGATCTGGATTTTGTTTCATAATATCATCCATCCCTGGAATTGACGTTTTAAACATTGTATTTGTTAAATGGAACATAAAAGCGCTCCCCCCTAACATCATAAGTAACTTTAATTCAGGGGCTACTTCTGATTTTCCTCCATATTTTTCTGCTAACTCTTCAAAAACTTCATCATAATCATTAATACTTTCATTTACTGATTCTGACCATCCATCTAATTTAACATCAAAAGGATCAAATTTATTATTCAAAAATTCAAGGCCGGTAATTGCTGCCATCATTACTTTTCTTTGAAACTTGATTGAATTATCGACTTCCCTTTGTTTCTTTAGCTTAAAATATTCATTCCTCATATCTTCTAATTGTGAATTCATATTGTAATTCATCGTTGTTCTTATCCCTTGACCATCTAATTTTTTGAATTTATAAATTAGATCTATTTTTTCATTTTTAATATCTTGAGAAGTCATAGTATGTATAGCCTTAAATTCACTACTTCCTCCACCTTTAATTGAATTAATCATTGGATCATCAATAGGTGGAGATGGTTTGGGTGTATTAATAGTTTTAATATCTGAATCATTTATATCCCCATCTGCTTTTGCTTCAAAAAATTCATAATCTACATTATTTGTAATTTTTTTTTCTTGATCTTCGCCACTGGAATATCCACCACTTGAATATCCGCTTGCATAACCCACATCATTTGTAACATTTAGATCAGCTTTATTTGATTTAGGATTTGCTAATAATTCAACGCCTAACATGGTTGATGAGTTTTCTTGTTTAAGGGTTATTCCAGTATCGTCACTATTATCTCCATTTATATTAATAACTTTATTATCTGGATCAAGGTCAACTTTAAAATCAGTCATTTAATGTAACAAAAATTATATTATTATCATATATACGCACATCTTTTAAATATTAAACTGATAAATAATCTTCTAAATTTTGAGGCATTTCTTTAATGTTAGTATCATAATATTCTTCAATTTCATTCATATACTGCATATCTCTATCTGTTACAAGGTTAATTGATACCCCTTTTCGTCCATATCTTCCACTCCTTCCAATACGATGGATATATGTTTCTTTTGATTTGGGTAAATCAAAATTAATTACCAATGATAATTGTTGTACGTCAATCCCCCTTGATAATAGATCAGTTGATAATAATATACGCGTATGTCCAGATCGAAATTCTTCCATTACCTTTTTACGTTCATTAGAGGACAATTCCCCATGTATATGTGAAACTGGGAAATCATCTTTTATTAGTCTATCATATATTTCCATTAATTTATTTTTTGAATTAATGTAAATGATACATTGTGAAATGTTAATTGTATCATAAAGATCTTTTAGAACATCATATTTCCAATCATTAATCCTAATATTAATATAAAATTGTGTAATACCCTCAAGTGTTAATGCTTCTTTTTTAACAAGTAGATTTTGTGGATTATTCATAAAATTATCACTTAATTCAATAACTTCTTCCGGTATTGTAGCACTAAATAAACATATTTGAGATGTTTGGGGTATTGTTTTAATTATTTGATAAATCGTATCCTTAAAACCATAAGATAATGTTTCATCTGCTTCATCAAAGATTAATGTATGGATCTTATCAGTAAATAAATATTTTTTTTGTACCATATCTAATACACGACCGGGTGTACCGATAATAATTTGTGGATTATTATTTAAACTTCTTTTACAATCTTCAACATTCGTTCCACCAACAACTTCCATTATTGTAACATCTAGATAGTTACACAATTCACGAGTTACTTCATTTATTTGATGAACTAATTCATGAGTTGGACATAAAATAAGAATTTGTGTTTCTTTTACATCTTCTTTTAATTTCTGTAAAGATCCAATTAAAAATGCACCTGTTTTACCGGTACCTGATTGAGCTTGTGCGATAATATCTTTTCCACTAATAATAGCAGGGATAGCTTTATTCTGTATTTGTGATGGTGTTTCAAATCCATAAGAATATATTCCACGAAGGAGTTTGTCTTTAAGATTCAATACATCAAATGATAATTTTTTTTCTTCTTCCATTTGTTCTATTCTATTCTTAACCTTAAATCTTTAATTATTTTAAAAATCAATATTTTCAATTACCTGGGGTTTATTTATTTCCTTAAAGTAAATATCAAATACAAAGAAAATTGAGATAATAATTAAGAAGATAAAAATAAATTTTATTATTTCCATATTATTATAATATAGATATTTAAATATTATAAGATTCCCTTATATAAGATATATTGAATATAAATAAACAGAGTAATATTAAAACAAGTAGTTTTATAGGATTAAATTTCATTATATATATTAATTATTTTTTTTTAACCTTTCTTTATTAAAGATTTGTTTATTGAAAATAAAAGGATCTTTTATTTCTTCTTTTGATTTATATCTTTCATCAATAGATGATTGTTGTTCATCTATTTGTTGTTGTTCATCTATTTGTTGTTGTTCATCTATTTGTTGTTGTTCATTGATTTGTTGTTGTTCATCTATTTGTTGTTGTTGTTCATTGATTTGTTGTTGTTTAAAAACTATATTCTCGATTAAGTTTTTTGGTATATGTATTCCACCCCCTTTATCCCTTCCTAGGAAGGTTCTTCCCTTAAATAATAGAAATGCTGGAACAACTTTTATTTGACATTTTTTTGATATCAGTTGATTATCTTCATTATCGATATCTATTTTATAGAATTTTATTACACTTTCATCGTATGTTTTGGATAATTCTTCTAATTCTGGTGCTACTTTTACACATGGTCCACACCATTTTGCTCCAAAATAAAAAAAGATATATTTTTCTTGATCAAGTACATTAAAACATTCATCGCCAGAAATTTCTTTCATATTAATTATTTTAGATATAATATTATTGAGAATCTACCTCATCTGAATCATAATCACTTGACTCATTTTCATAATCTTCTTCGATAAGCTTCATTCGTAATTCTTCATCCATAATTTCATTTCTGATTTGTTCCATTCCAAAGCCGGTTGTAATATCTTTCTTCATTCTATTTGTATAATTATATACTGGCCTTGGTTCATTAAAATCTTCTTTATTAACTACATTATTCCAATAATTTGTACCAATTAAGCAACGAAAATTATTACTACATAGGTATGAACATCCGTGGACTATAAACTCTGGAGTACACTGTACAGTAATCCAGGGTTTTCCTTCAATTTCTTTTTTACAATTTAAACAACGTGTTTCACCATCAACATTATCAACATTATCATCACTATTATCATTCATCATATTATCCATTATAATATAATTATCTTATATATATAGTTTTAGTTACTTTAACTAGTATCAAATTTGATTTTTTTATTTAAAGACCTTGTACTAATAATATTTAATAATGAATATTGACAGACAAGATATTGAAAAACGATTAAACAAATATGAATTAATTGATAAGGATGTAATTTTCAATGATTTACAGAATATATATTCAGTGAATGATAAATCCAGTGAGTATGTATTAAAGAGTATAATTAATACATATTGTGAAAAAAATAGACAATTAGAATTAATATATCAAAAACGACGGGATCAATTAAGTGTATTAAAACAGTTAGAATTACCTGAACAAAGAAGTAAGGAATGGTATGAAATGAGAAAAAATAAATTAACAGCTAGTTCTCTTGCAGACGCACTAGATAAAGGTCATTTTCAGAGTCGCGATGAATTATTATTTTATAAAATTGAAGAAAAACCATTTGAACCAAACCCCATTACGGAATGGGGTGTTAAATATGAAGATGTTGCCATTAAATGTTATGAACAGTTATATAAAGTTAAAGTACACGAGTTTGGATTAATACCCCATCCAGATTTTGAAGCATTTGGTGCTTCACCAGACGGGATTTGTGATGATACAGGTAATGATCCATATATTGGACGTATGGTTGAAATCAAATGTCCACCTAAAAGAAAATTTACAAAAACAGTACCACCCCATTATTTAATGCAAGTTCAAGGGCAATTAGAGGTATGTGATCTTGATGAGTGTGATTTTTTCCAGGTAAAGATAGAAGAATATGAAAATTATGAGGACTATTGTAAAGATATTTTTGAAATTGACGGAGTACTCCAACATGGTAGAACTAGTTTGAATTTCCCTAAAGGTGTTACAATCACTTATAAAAGAGGGGAAAAACTATCTTATAAATATTGTAATTTAGATCAATCAGATGAAGAATTAAAAGAATGGATTCAAGGATATGAAGAAAAAGATATATCAGAAGATATTTTTGAAATAAAATGGTGGAAGATAACAAGGTATGAATGTACATTAGTACATAGGGATAGGGTTTGGTGGTATGAGACAATTGATAAAATATTATTATTCTATAAAGATTTATTAATGTATCGGAGTAATAGTGAAGAACTATCCAAATTAAAGAATAGAATTACGAATTCAAAAAAAAGGAGAAAAAGGATAGAAGTAGAACCATTGATTGATTTTCAGTTAATTTCAGATGATGAAGGGGATTAATAATCATCATAACTATTTAGTTTAGGTTTATTTTTCTTATTCTTGTTTTTTTCTTTATAGATTATTTTTTCTTTAATGATTTGTTCAGGTACTATTCCCATTTTATCTTTAATAATTTTTTGTTGTTCTTTGCTTAGCTTTGAATATTCAGTAACAATTGATTGTAGAAAATGAAAATAATGTTCTTTATCTTCTAATTGTTTTAATATATGAATACCTAATCCTTGATAATAGGAGTTAGGTTTACATTTTTCAACTACTTCTACAAAAGGTGTATCTTGATCTGACATCATATCCATAAAGATATCCATATCTGTTGACATTTATTTTATTGGATAAAGTAATATGTGGTTAATAAATATTGTATTAATAGTTTTAATAGTCCTAATTTTAAATAATAATTATGAAGGGTTTCAATCTTGTGACTATAGAGGTCAACAGAAGGGAAGAATGTGTCAAAAAAAATGGGGTAAACCAAAATGTAATTTATGGTCTCCTATTCCAGAATTAAAAAAGATATTATCAAAAGTTACAGGGGGACAAATGAGAGGTTATTATTCAAATCCATATTTCTATGAATTAGGTTATGAAAGTAAAACAGATGAACCTAAAGGCGTTAATTCAACCTTTTTTTCATAAATATAATCTAAGATTTAATAAATGGATTATAATTTAAAAGCAATCAATTACTTCATAGATATTAAATTATTATTGATTATTATTAGTCTCACGATAGCATATTTATATATTAAATCAGACAATCATTTTATTTTAAAAAAAAATAATAAATCATAATATATATAATGACATTTGATGAAATTATGAAAACATTAATTACAATTTATGTTGCTTTAATTATAGGTATAAAGTTATCAAAAGAATGTTTATTTAAACCAAGTATTATCAATATATAAGCAATTACGTTTATTTATAAAAAAATAATTATGTTCAATCATAAATGGGAACAAATATTGATGAGTTAATTGAAGATATTAATAATAATAAGTTAAGTAATGAGGAAAATTCAATGATTAATTCAATAATTCATGATTTAAATAACGATTCAAATAAACAACAATTTAAATCAGTAAGTGCACCGTCGCCTCAACATCAACCGCAACATTTACAACAGCAACCAAATCGTCCACAGTTAACTCCAGAGGAAAAACAAATGTTATTACAACAACAACAACAACAACAACAGATTCATCAACAACAGCAACAACAGATGCAACAACAGATGCAACAGCAACAACAGCAACAACAGCAACAGCAACAGCAACAGCAACAACAGCAACAGCAGGCCATGTATGAACAGAGACTACAACAACAACAACAACAGAAGGTTCAACAGAATAAGAAAAAAAACGAATCTGAAAAGTTTGAGGATTTAACAGTAAAGAAAGTTTTAGAAAAATCAAAGAATACTATTATCATTTTTTTAATTATTGTATTCTTCAATTTGAATACGATTGATAATATATTAAGGCTTAAAAGTTTATCTTTTTTCTATAATAATGAAACAAATGAATCTACTTTTGCATTTGTATTCTTTAAAGCTGTTTTAATTTCATTTTTATATTATTCGATTAGTTATCTATTAAAATAGTTCTTTATTTAATTCTAACTTTTTAGTACATTTATTGATGGTGACTTCCGATATTTTACATATATCAGAAATTTGTTTTTTAGTGATTTCTAATCCATTATCTTTGATAAAATAGAAAATACATCCTGCGGCGATTGATGGAGGTGTATTTTCTGAGATAATATTTTTTTCATATACCTTTAGACATATTTCAATTATTTTTTGAATATCAGTTTCATTAAGGTCTAACCGATTACAAAACCTTTTAATAAAATGTGAAGGTTGTACTGACGATGACTTTGATAAACGGTTTTTGTTTTTCTTATTCATATTAACTATTTCTTGACATTTCTTAATACCTCTTGTCATTATAGTCGTTTTAATATTGAATATATCAGCTATTTCTTTTGAACTCCTTGGTACTCCACATTCTTTACAAGCAAAATAAACACACGCAGCAATAATACCTTTTCTATTTGACCCTCTTGAAATTTTTGTATCTGAAATGATTGAATATAATGATTTTGATTCATTAATAATTATATTTGGAAGGTTATTATTACGACAAGCATCTTGTATATCAAGGAAAACTTTGTATAAACTCCTTTCTTTATAAGGCATTCCAATATATTGCTGATATTTCCTTACCTGATTCATTGTTTTAGTATTTTTAGTAAATGAAACAGAAGAACCAACAGACGATTCTGGTAAGAGTGTATTTATTGGCATACCACAACGTGTTGGATCAGTATTTTTAGTATCTCCTACACCATAGAACCGCCATTCAGGGAGGTTACTTATATTACTTATCGTATTTGAACATGATTTACATTTTATAATACCTTGATCAATCATATAATTTTCTTCTAAATCACAACAATTTGTCGAATTTTTTTCTTTTTTATCATCTAATGTATCCATATAATCAAAATGTTTGTCAAGTCCATCCATTTTCATATAAAGTTTAAAAATAGTTTTTAAATAATTATCAAATTTAAAAATAAATGTTAACTGAAATAATATCAGGGATATGGATCGGTAATATTCAAGAATCATACAATGAAGAATTCTATAATGATAATCTAATTGATATTGTAATTAATTGTACCGTTGATTACGGATTCTTAGATTTACCTAAATTAAAAAAAATAAGAATACCTATAACTAGTGGAATCGACCCTAATAATGATATCCAATTATTAAAAAATAATATGGAAAAAATATTAAATTTAATTTATGAGAATGTCGAAGAGAATAATATACTTATTATATGTTATGATGGTTTATCTATTTCAGCATTAATTGCATCACTTTATATAATAAAGTATGGTGGATACTCAAAAGATAATATTCGTGATATATTGCGTTCAAAGAATGAAAATATATGCCTTGATTTTGATTTATCAACATTTATTATCTAACCAAACATGGAGCTTACCATTTTTATGAATTGGCCTCTCAGGCCTTGGTTCATCAATAGTACCTAACCACCAATCATTACCTTCTTTAGAATGTTTTTTGCAGAATCCATTACAGGTCCCTGTAAAGAGACATCTCCCTCCATATCCATCATTCCATATCCTTGCTTTACATTGTTCTTCTTCTTTTTTTTCTTTTTTGAAAATCTCTTTTTTTTGTAAATATTGATTCAATTCATTGATAACTATTTTTTTATCTATATTTTCAAATGATAATTCATTAATGACATCATGGAGTAGTTTCTTTTTGACAATATCTAAATAATATTCATTCATCAATTGAATCAATAATAGTATCAATTTTAGTTTGTATTAGATAATCAATAAATATATTTTCAATTTTTACAATTAAATGATCATAGTCCTCTTTATTAATATCTATTTTTTCAAATTTCTTCTGAAGTAATAATAATAGTTTATCATCAATTGTTATTGGTTTAGGAGTTAACTTTTTTTTAATACGCAATGGATTTGCAAGTAAATGTATTAAATCATTATTATCCAACATTATTAAGTAATAATAATATTAAATAGTAAATATTTGAACTTTATAAGTTCTATCGTGAACCTCCTTTAAACTATTTAATGTAATATATAATAAATTATTACAGTTTTTGAATCCCTTATGTTTTTTTACACGGATAGTATTTTTATTGATAAATGATTGATAATATTCTAAATTCTTTTTAAAGAAAGTATCAATGGACATAAGTAATAGTAATTGTGGAGAATCTTTAATATTCAAGAATAAATAATTATATGTTTCATTATAATTATATTCTTCTATCTTTAGAGTGATACCAATCACCATTATAAAATCTAAGTCATATAGAATCTTAGTTACTTTTTTCCCTTTTTTAAATTTAACTCTCTTTATATCAAATGTAGATTCTTTAATAATAAGATCCATACTTATTCTATATTAAAAAATATTAAGAACTAAACATAAATAATATTGTATTATATGAATCAGCTTCCATTAGTTGAAACAATCAATTATAAGATTGGATATAAGATATTTTTAATGATAAAGAATAATCCGAATCATAACCATTTAATTATTTATGGTGTAAATAAAATTGGAAAAACTACATTAATTCAATCAATTTTTCAAACCCTCTATCCTGGTAATTTAAAAAAATTAGAGAATAGTGATTTTAATTTACTTATCCATAATGACTATTATATTTTTAATTGTCAAAAGATTAATAATCGTAATAATTTTATTAAATATTTAAAAAGTTTGACTCATAATTATGACTATTATAATAATAAAATAAAATATATTATCCTTTCCCATTTTGAAGGTATAAATGAGAATTTACAAAATAGTTTGAGGGTTATTATTGAGAAATCATCTTATACAAGTAAGTTTATTATTATTACAAATAGATATAATAAAATAATATCCCCCATCTTAAGTAGATGTACACAACTACGTATACCAAAGCCAAATGAATATGAAAAAACAATTTATCTAAAAAGGTTTTTTAAAAAAAATGATATCGTTTTTAATAATGATAACCTTCTAGAAGATTGTAAAAAATATGACATTGATACAATTATCAATAAACATGTTTATACAAGGAATAATAAAGATTTATTGAATCATTATAGTGAACAAATATATGATATAATCCAAACTAAACATTTAACAACAAAAAAAATAACTACAATTAGAAATATATCTGAAAAAATTAAAGGGTTAAATTTATCTATTGTTGATATCTTAAAAAATATTATTCTTTTTTTAAAGCAAGAAGGAAAATCTTTAAAGATTATAAAAGCTATTTCATCTTATGATATATTATTACAACCTTCATATCGGGATTTAATATATATTGAATCATTAATTATTGAATTAAATATTATAATGAATGATATATAAAACATAAGGATAAATTAATATTATTATGGATTATTATGAAATCCTTGAATTAGAATCAGGTTGTACAAAAAAAGAAATAAAAAAGAAATATCGATTATTGTGTCTTAAGTATCATCCTGACAAATATGATGGAGATGATACTAAGTTTAAAGAAATTAAAGAAGCATATGAATATTTAATTGATGATGAGAAAAGGAAGTTATATAATATTCAGCGAATATTTAAAAATATTGATTTTACAGAATATGATCTTCAATTACTTCAAAAATATCAGGAACAATTCATCAATTCAAATGAATTTAAGTTAATGAAATTATTATATAATTCAATACCTTGTTCTATTAAACAAAAATTATGGAATCGATTTAAAAGGCGAAGGAGTAAAGAAATAATTCTTTCACAAAAAAGTATTGATATAACAGAATTAAATGATAATATCATAATTAATTTAGTTGTATCAGAATATGATCGTATAAATAAAACATTAAAAATAATACATATCATTACAAAAAATGGTATCTATTATTTATATTTAAGAGAATTTAATAATTTAATTCTTGATAATGTGAATTGTACTTTGTTAATTAATTTTTTATAAATATTAATATTAATGAATCATTATATAGTTATTTTATTGTTGATAATACTTTTAGTTATTGGAAGTAAAAATAATAAAAGTAAATATAATAATAAAAAAAAAGAATTATATAATAATTATCAACCATTAATGTTTACTGAAGAATCAATCATTTTAAGGGAACATTTCTTTTCAAAATCCGAAGTTAGTGATACAAATGAATTAAAATTATTATATGATTATTTAAGGAAAATAAAATTATCCCCTATCAATATTACATACAGTAAATATGATATTCCATATAAAAGTTTTGGTTTATTTTTGTCAAATATTCCATTTTCAATTAATCAAGAAGAAATTATTTCTAAATCATCCGTCAGATTTACAATGAAAAATACAAAAGTTATATTGAATGTTTATTCAGATAAAAATAAAAAACAATTAATGAATGAGTTAATCTCTATTATAAGGTTTATGGGTAGTTTATCAAAAATTAGATTATCCAAATTAACACTTAATCTATATCTATTTAGTAATAAAAAAGTTCTAGAAAAGACTCCTTCAAAAAAAACATTGAATAGGAATGAAATTAATTCTGGATATTGTCAACTAGGAGATGAAACTGATATTGTAATCTATCGGGAAGAAGAGTTAATAAAGGTTACGATTCATGAATTAATCCATGCGTTTAGGTATGATAATATTAAAGACTCTCAAGAAATAATAAAATATTATCAAAAGAAATATAATATATCTTCTGATAAAATAAATTCAAATGAAGCTTATACAGAAATATGGGCAAATATAATAAATTGTTTTATCATCTCTCAAAGAGTAAAACGTTCACAATATAACCTTTTCTTAATCTTAATTGCACTTGAAAGGGAGTTTTGTAATTATCAATCTGAAAAGATATTTGATCTTACAAATTTATCAAAAGAAAAAATTGATATTAATGAAAAAACAAATGTATTATCCTATTTTATAATACGTTGCGAATTATATCAAAAATTAACACAATTCTTAAAATTCTGTAGACTATACAATAAAAATTATATTCAATTGTATAATAAAAATAAATGGTACAATTTACTAAAAAAAAATAAATTATTAAAAATGAATAAAAAATGGAATAAAATAAATCATAATTTCTTAATTAATACAATGAGAATGTCATTGAATGAAATCATTTTTTAAGAAGAAAAACTCCCATCCTTAGCCGGATAATGAACCTTCATGTACTTCTGAAGGTTGAAAAACGTTAGTTCATCGCTCTTCTTAAGTCTTAGAAGCTTTCTAAGTCCAGCATCAGCAAAGATGGTCCTCTTGTCTTCTTCCTTCTGAAGATTTCTTTTCTTACAGTATTCAGTAATACGCTTGGTTACCTCGGTACGGGCAATGAGTTCACCCTTAGGGAGGTCCAAGAAGGAACGGAGTTCATCCGAAATAGGACCCGGCTTCGCAAATCCACTCGGGGGCTTGTTAGGGTCAACAACACGCTTGGCACGGCCCTTCATCTTTTTATTCATGATCTTACGGTCACGGGCAACACGCTTCTCAAGGGCAGTTACCTTTGTAGATAGACCTTTAATAAGAAGGACTGCCTGTTTAAGGGCATCCTGTACTTCAGTAAACTCGGCATCATAATTTTCTTCCGTTTCTTCAACAACCGGCTTCTCAACAACCGGGGTTTCAACAACAGGCTCTGGGGGTTTCTTTAATTCCTTCTTTGGAGGAGTAGTCTTTTTCTTGGTAGTTGTTTTCTTTACTGGAGGCATTTTCTATTTGTTTATTTTTTTTTTAATTTCTTTTACCGCACTTATTATGATATACTCTATTATTATTTGTTTAAATAATTTAATTTTATTATTTTAAACACTTGCAATCCATGGATGAGATTCAAAACATTCTTGACTTATACCACTTCCTAATCCAATAATAAAGTATAAATAGCCTAATTTTTTATCTTCAGGACTATGGGCATTCTGAAATTTTATTACTTCATTGAGGATTAAATTTTGAATATCTTCAATAACACTACAGTTCATAACTTCATTAACCCTTCTGTTAAATGCTACCCCATTTGGAGGACATATTCTTGATTTTTGAGCATTTGTTAATTGTAATCTATAATTCCAAAGATCTTCTAAATTACGATATAATCTACGAATTCTAACTATACTTAACCTTAATAACCATTCGGGTTGACAATAATATCCTGCTTGTTCAATATCAGAAAATAAATCAATTGTCTTTTGCTTAATTATTTGTTTCCTTGTTTGTTTAATTTGCTTATAATTAATTAAATCTTCATTCTTGGTTAAATGTAATTTACGAGTAAGCTTCTTAGAACGATTAATTATTTTTTTAGGAATACTTTTCATTGTATATGGGTTAGGTTGCTTCATTTCAATTAACTTATTAAAAGATCGTATATCAAAAAACCATATAAAATTACTCTCATCTTTATATGAGAAGAAATATTTATTATCTAATTCATCAACTGTTTCAAATGAATAAAAATCAACTTCATTATTACATAATTTCTTATTTAAGAAACCTTCCCCCCTTAACTTATTTATTCTATTTACTTGACCGTTTTTGAATCCTTTTTGAATTTTTATTATTATTTGAATATCTTTTTCATTATATTTTTTAAGGGAATTAATTTTTTCAGATAATAGTATAAATAGTTCTCCCTTACTTAGAGGATTTTTATATATTGTTTTAATAATTCCAAAATCAAATAAGGTTGTTAAAATATCCTTTTTCAAATAATCAGATAGTTTATTAGTCCACCTTTCTATATTTACTATTTCATACTCTTTTTTGTTATCTATACCAGAGTTTACCTTCTCAATGAGGTATTCCCTTCTATGTTTATAACAATATTCACCATACAAGTTTTTACTTTTATTATTACATTCTGATAAAATACACATTACTTATTAAATACTTCTTTTAAAAAAATATTTAAATAATAAATCATTAAAAATATTTAAAAATTTGAAACTTGGTATTATTAGATTAATAGATATAAAATAAATAATAGAGAACAAAACAGAACAAAACAGAACAAAACAGAACAAAACAGAACAAAACAAAACAAAACAGAACAAAACAAAACAAAACAAAATGAGTAAGGCAGTTTCTGCTGGTAATTTCAAAGTTAATAATGTTTCCTTTTCTGCAGTGAAGTCACTTGAAAATGGGGGAAAAATGATCTATATGAATAATGGAGAAGGTATTAATCCAATTTACCTTCAAACTCCAGAAATGAAGATTCCATTTGATGCGAATTATTTTGCTGATGATGGTAAGGATGAATCTGTTTCCAATTCTGGTAAGTATTCATTTTCTCTTTCAATGGATAATATTGATGATGATGAAAAGATGAAAGCCCTTCATGATGTAATGTCTAGCCTTGATGAATATATTAAGAAGGAAGCAAAGAAGAATTGTTCTAGTTGGTTTAAGAAACCGAAAATGTCTGAAGAGACAATTAATGAACTTTATACTCCTATTGTAAAGGTTTCTATTGATCAAGAAACTGGAGAACCAAATGGTGCTTGGGCTCCTAAGATCGCCTTCAAGGTTAAGAAGAAGGATGGTAAGTTTGTAAAGTTTTCAGTTTATGATAAGAGTAAGACATATTTTGATATTGATAAGGTAACTGAAAATCCAGTTGATATCCGTAATGTTATTATGAAGGGTGCCCTTGTAAAGGTTGTACTCAAGTGTAATGGTATTTGGATTGCGAATGGTAAGTTTGGTTGTACTTGGGTAGCTGAACAGATGCGTATTAAGGTACCTGAAGGGGGGCTCCGTGATTTTGCAATTATGAGTGATTCTGATGAGGAAGAAGAAGAAGAAGAAAAGGTTGAGTCATCTGGAACGCCACTTATGATTGAAGATTCTGATGATGATGAAGAAGAAGTTAAGGAACCTTCTCCACCCCCCGAACCAAAGAAGAAGACGCGTAAGGTAAAGGTAAAGAGTACTAATTAAAGTTGTGTTGGGTTAAATTATTAAATTATTCTATATTCTATATTATATATCTTTTTTTTTAGCATCGTTGGTGTAGGGGTTAGCATATCAGCCTTCCAAGCTGGTGTCCCGGGTTCGAGTCCCGGACGATGCACTTGGCACTTTGGTCTAGTGGTATGATTCTTGCTTTGGGTGCAAGAGGTCCCGGGTTCGATTCCCGGAAGTGCCCTTTTAATTAATATTCAATATCATACTATTGAATAATATGGATAATATAAATAAATAAAAAATTATCTTAAACGGAGGACCAGATGTAAGGTTGATTCTTTTTGAATATTATAATCACCTAAAGTCCTTCCATCTTCTAGTTGTTTTCCAGCAAAAATTAACCTTTGTTGATCTGGTGGAATACCTTCTTTATCTTGTATTTTTGCTTTAATATTTTCAATTGAATCAGATGATTCAACTTCTAAAGTAATAGTTTTTCCAGTTAAAGTTTTAACAAATATTTGCATCTATATAAAAGAACTATTTTTTATTTTTACCTTTTGTAATTTATAGTACTGGTGGTAGTTCTTCATCCATGGGTGGTAGTTCTTCATCCATGGGTGGTAGTTCTTCATCCATGGGTGGTAGTTCTTCATCCATGGGTGGTAGTTCTTCATCCATCGGAGGTAGTTCTTCATCCATCGGAGGTCCATTGACTATAACTGGTGGAGTTGGAGGAGTTTCATTTTCGACGAATGTTACTTTTTTTTCATTAAAATTATCTTTTAAATGGTTCAAATGGATAATGAATTGGTGAGTAATAAAGATTATAAGGATAAACATTTTAGAATCAGTAATAAATGCTACGTAAATAAAGAATATTAGGAGTATTCGAGGAATTGGTTTTGTGAAAGTAATACGTATGGTCTTTTGAAGATCTTTTAATGGATCATTCTTAATTAAATAATCAATTGGGAGTAAGTTTAATATAATAAAACTAATTAATAATGTATTAATTAATTTATTATGCTTTTTTACATTCTTAGTTATCGGAAGTAAAAAACTTTGAAAATCCATTTATATTAATAAAATATTTTTTTTATAGAAGAAAAGAGGTTATTGATGCATTAAAATATGGTGGAGTAGATATAGTGTTAGTACTAACATGTGAAGGTCACCTGTATAATATACAGATAGAACTACAAAAGTAACAAGGATCTTAATCCAAGGATTATTAAGTAATCCTCTTAATTCTTTTTCTACTTTCTGTTTAATATTAGTATTTACGAAATGTGTTAATGGGAATAACATAAATAAAATTAAAGAGAGTAATACGAATGTAATTCTCTTATTATTCTTTTTTAAGAATTGTGTTAGGGGTGCAAGGTTTTTTTCCATTATATTATATTATATTATATATATTTTTTTAATTAAAGCTAATTACTACTTTTAATTTCGTATTATTTAAACCACGGGATGCTGATTTTGATAATTCTTGACGTTTTTTCCTTTCATTTGAATTTTTTTTATGTTTTTTGATTTGATTATAACTTTGATTCATGTCATTTTCTATTTCAGAATAATGAAGTAAAATATATTCTATAATCAAATTATCAATTGCCCATTTAAAAAAGTTTAATTGTCCCACAGTTGTTTCAACTTTACCACCATTACCATATTCAAACTCAATACGTTGTCTTCTACAGAATGGATCAAACTTCTTTTTTGAAAATGATTTTAATTGAGATTTATATGATTGATAAGTATTAAACTGTTTTGAAGAAATAGAATCTCCATTATCATTAAACAAATAATTTCCATTAAAGTCCTCGTAAATTGTATAATAAATATTATGCTTTTTTGAATAATTTGTTACAAACCAATCAATTATACGGAGTGATACTTTACTATTTGTTTCAATAATATCTAATAATTTTTTTAATTTTAATTTATTACTATAATAATGATCTAAAGATTTTAATAATACTTCTACCATTTTCATATCTTTTTAAGAAATCCTTTAAATAATTGATTTATTAATCCAATAGATACCTTGAAGATAAGCATCGGCTAAATCATCTTTTTTCTTTGACTTGTTAAATAGATCTTGAAAATCTTCTTTTTCATTTTCAATCATTTTTTTTGTATAAGCGATACTTAGAAATTTATTTATTTTATATTTATTCTTTTTTTCATCTACATAGGGACAGATTACGGCTGGCCCCTTATAAACTTTTAATTTATTCCTAGCATTTACCATATGTATTTTATTAATTGTTGAATCTTTATTCATTACTCCATCAATTATAAAGAATGTATAAATTATCATTTGAATACTTTTCATTATCGGATTCTTGAGTGCTGGCTGATTCTCAATTAGAACATATTGAATTCCATTCAAATCTAATTCTCTTAATTTAGTAACACATAATTGTGAGATACTAAATATATCATTTGACGAATTTAATTTCTTTTTTTTCTTAAATTTCTTACTGTGCGCTGTACAACAATATTTAACAGTACTATCGCCTGTTATAATATATGAAGATTGTTTTTCACATTTCTTCCTAAGAGTAACATCACATATTGGATCTTCATTTAAATTAATAATTCCCCATTGTTTAATTTCTTTATTAGCACCTAATCTACAATAAGATAAGTTCTTAATACCAACATCAAAAGATAAATAATCCATATCCTTATATAGGTAACCACCTTTTAAATATATTTATCGAATAATTCTTTATAATCCATTTGAATAATTAAATTATATGTTAAAATAATAAAACTTAATAGACCCAATGAATAAGCATGATCAGTATACCTTAAATCTACAATTGGATCAAGAAACTTATTCATATAGGATTGTTCTCTTTTAACATTTCTTAAACGACATTCTAAATATGCTACAGAACATACACGGTAATTTGTAATTACCTTTAAGGAGCAAAATAATAGAGCAATTAAATATAGACTATTAAATCTTGTTTTATGAAAAGATAAATATAAACCTAACAGAAGGTAGGTATAAAGAAATATTAATAAGTACATTTATTATTTAATAATATTTAATATCCCCAAGAATCCCCGGTTAAGCTTCCACTGAATTGTTGATCAAGGCTTGAAAGTTGTGTTGATTGTTGGGGTGAAGGAGACTGTTCTTGTTCAATTGGAGGTGTTGGAACTGGTGGAGGAGGTGGGGATGGGGATTTTTCTTGAATATTTGAATTTCCTTCAACTGTGGGATCACCCCTCATTCCAAAAATACTGGTATTTACTTCTTTCTTTACAGTTGGGGTTTCTGGATAAATACCTCCTCCATTTGTAAAATTAGATAATAACCCTCCATCCGATTCTGAATCAGATGATTCTTTAGGGGCATTTTGATGGGCTAATGAAACATAAGCATAAGAGAATAGATTGTTTAACATAACATAAATAATAGGGCAAAATAAAAATATCCAAGCTAGACTTACATGATCATATTGACATAACCCATAGATTACAACTCCAATAATAATTGTTAATTTAACTTCATTCCAAGAATAAAGATTGTATAAATTATCCATTCTTTGGTTATTATATCTCTTTAATATACTCCGTGTCATGAATAATGAAACAAGTGATATAATGACATAAACAATAAAGATTACTATCGGAGAACATAATTTAATTGATAATAGACTTAAATTTGTATTTTCCATTTATATATAATTGTTATATATTTTTTTTATTATATAAAAATTACTTACGTATTATTTATAAATATGGGTATCCCACTCTACTATAAACAAATAATACAAAATTATCCAGAAATTATTATACCAGATAATCAATTCCCTATAGAACCTGATAATCTATTCCTTGACCTTAATTGTGCAATCCATCCATGTTGTGCAAATAAAACAAATGAAAATGAAATGTATGAAGCTATCTTTGAAAAAATTAAAGAATGTATTCAAATTACAAACGTCAAAAAACTTATTTATATCGCAATTGATGGTCCTGCTCCAAGAACTAAAATGGAACAACAAAGACAAAGAAGATTAAAATCACTTCAAGAAAAAAAAGTATGGGATACAAATCAAATTACCCCTGGAACGAAATTTATGAATAATCTAAATTATTTCTTAAAAGAAAAATGTAAATCATTAAATATTCAATGGATATTATCCGACTCAAACGAACCAGGTGAAGGAGAACATAAAATTATGAAATATATAGATTCATTAAACAAAAATACAATTAATATCGTTTATGGACTTGATGCCGATCTAATTATGCTCTCAATGATAAGGAAACATACGATATATCTATTGAGAGAAAGAACAGAATATAATATTGAAAATTTAAAAACAGATTATATCTACTGTAATATAAATTTATTAAAACAATCATTAATTGAATCACTTAGGAGACCGTATTTTAAAATATCAAATGATTCTATTCTTAATGATTATTTATTTATATGTTTCTTTATTGGTAATGATTTTATTATTAATACACCGTGTATAAATATAAGATATAATGGACTAAATTATTTATTAAATACATATAATGAATTACAAAAAGAATACTATGGAAATTTCTTTCTATTAAATGAAGATAAACAAATTGATACGTTTAACTTTCAATTATTCTTAAAGGGCCTTTCTAAGAATGAAGATTCTTATTATAATGAAATACTAAATATTAGAAAAAATCAAGGACTTAAATATAAGAAATTATATAATGAGTTATTCAATTATAAAAAGATTAATATTAATCAAATACAAGATTATACGTATGAAGACTTTAATACATCAGAAGATATTTTCAAGGGGTTTAAAAACCATTTACCAATTATTCTAAGAGAAGATGAAAAATCAATATTGAAAAACTATTATCTATATCATATTTTTAATACAGTTCATAATAATCCAAGTTATGAAGAAGTAATTCAAAAAAAGAAAAAAATAGTATGTCAAGAATATCTAAAATCAATTCAATGGACATTAAATTATTATTTCCATGAATGTAATAATTGGAAATGGTACTATCAATTTCATTTTGCCCCGTTATTAAAAGATCTTGTTACTTATAGTGATGAAATAAATAAAAAAATGGATGAAGACCTTAATCCACATACACCAGAAGAACAATTAAAAATTGTTTTACCTTGTCAAGATAATACGTATTATTATCCAGAAAAAACACGGCTCTATTCATTTATGAAACGATATTATTGGGAATGTCATCCTATTTTACCCCATTAAAACTATCTTTCACATCGTATTGGTTTTAACCATTCTAAAACATCATCATCCTTATCCAATGAATTTAATAGTTCATATTGCGAATGTATTTTAACTTTATCAACCCAAATTCTTTCACCATTAATAGTTTTAATTTTAAGGTTAAATACAGCAGAATTAGAGTGTGTTGTAAAGATAGATTTATAAAAATCAAGATCTTCTTTAAGTTGAATATTTTCTTTACACATTTTTTTATATTGTTCTGCATTTCTTCTCATACTACGAAATGTTTCATCACTTGTCCAACCATCAGAATGTTTATATTTATCACTCATTCTATATTGTATAAAATTAAAAATAAAAATCAAATTTTATTATTTATATATTGATATATTTAAATGAAAAAAATAATACCACTTACTATTTTTTGGTCTGGTCTAACTATGGTATGGTCTTATAAAGTAAATCAGTATTATCTTAAAAAATTATATAATAAATAATAAATAATGAAAATAAATTATTGTTTAGTTGGATTAACTTTATTATTCTCAAGTATATGGATGCACATAATGAAAAAAGATAATGAAGTTTTTCAAAAATTCAATAAAATATTAGATAATGAACAAAAAAATAAATATTCTAAAATTGTTACTGAAAGATTATTTATTTATGTAACAGGTATGATTATTGGATTATTAATCGGTTACTATTATTATATCCATAATAGAGAAAAAAAATACATTCTATGTAAAATATTAATTATTATTTATTCAATAAAATTAGGATTCTATTATTTCTTCCCTAAAAGTCCATTAATGTTATACTCATTAAAATCAAAAGAACAAACGGATGCTTGGGCAGATATTTATAGTGAAATGAAAAACAGATGGATAAAATCATTATTTTTAGGATTTATTTCATATTTATTTCTGATTGTTTCATTCAAATAAATTAAATTTCATCAAGATTAATATCTTCACTATCACTATCAGTCTCGTCATTTGGTAATTCACTTGTAAATTCAATACCATCAAAATCTTCGGAAAATTCACTTTCTTCTTCTAACTGAATCGATTCAGGTATATGTTTACCCGATTTCAATAATCTAACTTGCGTATCATCATATGTATCTATAATATCACATTTTTTATCTTCAAAATCCCTTAAAGAAACTAGAACAACATCCCTCATATTTACATATTTCCTTTTCCTCATTGATCCACAGAGTATAGCAATTCTTTCTTTTCCGTCAAAACATAATACATCAAATCTACAATTCCCTTTACAGGCTGTAATTTGGGCATATTCTTGACCTTCTTCTTTATAACGCATTACTTTCGTTTCATATCCATCTTTCTTCCCCCTTTTATGTTTCTTACCACCGACTTTATTTCCACGACCCATTATAATTTTTATTATCTAATAAATACCTATAATAAAATATCAAATTTTAAATAATAATAATTGGTACATGAGTGAATTTTTTAAATAAACTAGTAACAACTCTATGTCTACCATCAATTATTTCATAATAGACTGTTTCCTTATATTTCTTTACTTTAATTGGATCCAATGGTTTTTTATTTTGAATATCAAATAAAACTTTTTCCCATTTATTCAAAGGTAAATTATCCCGTTTAAGAACCTTAATTTTCATTTCTTTTCCACGATCATCGCAATATTCTTTTACTTTTTCTTTCATTCCCAGATCAAAAAGTATATTTTGAATTGGTACTACTTTAAAACTTTCATTCTTTATACCATTTTCTTTGAAATCAGAAACTAAATAACTCTTCAAATTATTTTTATCTTCCATATTTAAATTTGATATTGATTTATTCTATTATTTTAAATCAACTTTATGTATTTTCTAATTACAGAATCTCCAGCAAAAGCAAAAAAGATACAAGGATTTCTATCAAATGAATATGAAGTAAAATCATCTTGTGGACATATTACCGATCTAGAAAAGAAGAAACTTTCCATTGATGTTGATAACAATTTTAAACCAACCTATAAAATTATGTCAGATAAGAAAGAAATTGTTAAAATGTTAAAAGAAAACTCCAAAGGGAAAAATATAATTTTTGCAGCAGATGATGATCGTGAAGGAGAAGCTATCGCGTGGCATACAGCAAATGCCCTTAAAGCGGATATTCATAAAGATAACCGTATAATTTTCCGTGAAATATCAAAAAAAGCAATCGTAAAAGCCCTTAAGACTCCACAAAAAATTAATATGGATGAAGTAAATGCTCAACAAGCACGTCGAATTATTGATCGGTTAATTGGTTTTAAATTATCACCATGTCTATGGAAACATATTCAAACCCAAGAAAAAGGACTTTCAGCAGGAAGAGTTCAAAGTGCTTTACTAAATCTACTTCAAGAAAGAGAAAAATATATTGAAGATTATGAAACAGACCTATTACTTGAAATTAAAGGAACTTTCGATGAATTAAAAGAAAGCGAATTTATCTTTAATGAAGAATATGAAATTGATGATGATTTTATTAAAAAATTATTCTCTATTATTGGAGAGAATAGAACATTTCAAGTCTCAAAATCGACGAAGAAAAAAGATAAAACATATCCTAAGAAACCATTTATTACATCTACATTACAACAAAGTGCTCAAAATGAATTAGGATTTCCAGTATCAATGACAATGGATGTTGCCCAGAAACTATATGAGAATGGACATATCACTTATATGAGGACAGATTCTACATTTATTTCAGATGAATTTCAAGATAAAATTAAAGGTTTTGTTGGTGAATTATATGAAGAAAAATATTATAATCCTCCAAATGAAAAAAAAGTAAAAGGGGCACAAGAAGCACATGAAGCGATCCGACCAACAAGGTTAGTCAAAGATCTAGATATTACTGAAGAACAACAAAGATTATATCAATTAATCTTTAAACGTACAATTACATCCCATATGAAACCGGCTGAATATGATGTATATCAAATTCATTTAACAAATAAAGAGACGAAAAAATATGGATACTTTACAACGAATTATCGTCAATTAATATTCCCTGGTTTCCTTATTTACAATGGAAAACAAGAGGAAGGTAAAGAACCCCAATTCAAACAAGAATATATACTTGAAGAATGTACAAGTAATGAAAAGGAAAGCCTTAAACCACCCCTCTATAATGAATCTTCAATTGTAAACTTACTTGAAGAAACGGGTATTGGACGGCCATCTACATATGCTAATATTATATCAACATTGGGTAATCGTAAATATACTGTAAAAGAAAATGTTAAGATTGAAGATACTGAAATAAAAAAGATTAAACTCCTCAAAGATAATTCAATTACTGAAGTAAGTACCATTCAAAAAGGGAAAGTATATAAACAACGTATCAAAATCACACCCCTTGGTATAAAAGTACTTGAATATTTACAAACACATTTTTCAAATATCCTAAAAAAAGAATTCACTTGTTCAGTTGAAGTTGATCTTGATAAAATTGCTGAAGGTAAAGCGGATTATATAGACATTATACGTAAAGTATATCAATCATTCATAGATGTTGTTGAAAGACAAATGAATATCAACATAAATAAATCAATCCAATTGTTAGGTGAAAAACAAGGGAAAAAAATATTCATTGGAAAAGGTAAATATGGACCTTACTTACAAATAATTAATCAAGAGGATCAAAAGAAGAATATAAGTATTGAAAAATATCTAGAATTAATAAAAAAAGATGAAAAAACATTAACACTTGATGAAGCAATTCAATTTCTTAAATATCCTAAAAAGATAAATAATAAGATTACAATCCATATTGGACCATATGGTTATTATATGAAACATAATAATAAAAATTATAAGATTAATCAATCTGGTAAATATAAAGAAGATTATTGTTTAAGTGTTATTAATAAGTAATTGAATAAAATGATCAACTTCTTCTTTTGTAATCGGGATATTATGAATTAATGCGTGTTGTCTACAAAAACACCGATAAAATATAGGAAACCAAGCTATCCTTGTACATTTTTCACCTTTCCGAGGACCTTTTGACAAGATATGATTACAATAATATTCATTCATTAGAATATTTTTTTATTTTATTCTTATATAATGAAAAATAATCTTTTATTATTGGGAGTAATTATTGGTACGATATATTATTATATTATGAAAAATTCTATACCACCTTCATATAAGAATTGTAGTTTTGTAAGCAATGTACATTCTGATCTAATAGCATTTATGATAGGGGGATTATTAGTTTATCACGGATATAATAATATTCATAATAATAATTTACTTATCGTTGTAGGTATTGCAATAATTACTGAACATATTCTACAATTTAGTTATAAAATATAATTTTTTTTGAAAACTAATTTAAAAGTAAATAATATAAATGAGTATTATGAATCCCTTTCAACAAATACCTGAAAATGAAATACAATTCTTTAAAGAAAAAGTAAAACACTGGTTACATGTAGACGAACAAATAAATGATCTCACTGCTCAAATAAGAAATCTAAAAAAAGTCCGGAATAAAGAATTAGAACCGGAAATTACTAGTTTTATGACAAAATATAATGTATCTGACCTTAATACAGGTGATGGTAAACTAAGATGTCAAGAAAAAAAAACTAAAAAAGGTCTAAATAAAAATAATATACGTGAAAATCTATCAAAATATCTAACAGAAGGGGATCAATTAGATGAAGCAATGAATAGTATTTTAACAGAAAGAGAAATAATCATATCATATAAATTAAAGAAAATGAAAAATTAAAATTTAATATTATCAATATATTATGGAGCAATACATTATCCGTAAAATATCAAAGAAAATAAATAAAAAATATTACCATAAATATTATCATAAAGAAGGGAAAGAAATTAAAGATAAAGATTATATTCAAAAAATAATTGATGGTATCTATATATCCCCGGCGTATGATAATGTTAAAATTAATATAAAGAAAGGAAAAGTTAGAGCAATTGGTTATGATACAGAAGGAAGGCCACAATATATCTATAATAAAAAATTTATAGAAAAACAAAAAGATAAGAAGTTTGATCATATGTCTGCGTTTGGAAAAAAATTCTCAAAAATCAATAAACAAATTAATGAAGATTTATATTCAACAAGGGATTCAAAAGAAAAACAAGTTGCTATCATTCTAAAATTAATTATGGAATGTCAATTCAGAATTGGCAATGAAAAATATTCAAAGAAATATAAATCATATGGTACAACTACACTTGAAAATAAACATATTAAAGTCAAAAGAAATAGTCTAATAATTGATTTTATAGGTAAAAAGAAAGTACGAAATACTTGTACTGTTAAAAATAAAAAAGTAATTAAAAATCTAAAAGAAAAAAAGAGAACATTACGGAAAAATGACCGTATATTTTCTTATCGTAAAGGTGATAAATATTTTAATATTCAATCTTCAGATGTAAATAATTATTTAAAACAATTTGGAGATTTCTCAGCAAAGAATTTCAGGACATGGGGAGCAAATATTGAATTTATTGTACAAATCCTTAAAAATTGTAAAGATTGTAATTTTCCAATCACAAAAAAAGAAAATCAAAATATCTTAAAAAAAAGCATACAAAAAGTAGCAAAAAAATTACATAATACAGAATCTGTATGTAAGAGTAATTATCTTGATCCAGAATTAATAAAACTATTCACAATTGATAATAAAGGATTCCTAAAACAATTTAATACAAAAAAAAAAGAAGAACTCTATAAAAAATATATTGCTTTCCTCGATAACTTATAATTACTTATAAAATTTCTTCTTCTTACCATCCATCTCACCAACTTTATCACCTAAATCACCATCTTCTATTGCATAAATATATTGTGGAGTTTCACCTTCTTTAATATAATATTCTTTCTTATAATGTTTAATTATTGAAACAACGATAGAATCATCATCAGATGAACTATCATCATCACCCTTTACTTCTTCTTTTACTTCTTCTTTTACTTCTTCTTTTACTTCTTCTTTTACTTCTTCTTTTACTTCTTCTTTTACTTCTTCTTTTACTTCTTCTTTTACTTCTTCTTTTACTTCTTCTTTTACTTCTTCTTCATCAGTAATATCTTCAGTTGTTTCTCCATTTTCGTTATTCTCCTTTACTTCTTCTTTTTGTTGTTTTGTTATTACTTTCATTTTTTCAACTAATGTTTTTCCTTTGTTTCCTTGTTCATACCAACCATTAATCCCTATACTAGTCTTACCCAATTGTTCTAATGTAACATCTTTGTCTATATGATTTGAATATGTTTCAATTGCCAGATTTACTTTTGTTTCATCATCCCAAAATGAGTTTTGAGGTTCTTCTTTCCAACTATCAGATACTTCTTTAACTTCAACTTGAATATTACTTTCTTTATTTTCAAGTAATTCAATTTTCTTATTTAAACGTTCTATTTCAATATCTTTTTCATGGATTTGTTTATCTTGAATCCTTAACATATTATGTTTTTGTTTTTCATCTTCTTCTTGAATCGCTTGATCTTGTATTTGATTAATCATAATTTCATAATCTAAAAATTGTTTTTGATTTATTGAAAGTAATTTATCTTTCTCTGAAATCTCTTGAATTAAACGATTATTAACTTCAATATGTACTTCTTTTTCTTGGACAAGTGTTTTTTCCTTTTTATTATTTTCTTCAATTAATTTTTGATAAGATTCAAATATAGTATTAATGCTATTAATAATAGATTCTTTTGATTCTAGTATATCCATTCTATATGAATATTTTAGTATAATTTTAAATATTTTATTATTATATAATGTTTATCAAAGGACATTGTTCACCCCGTAAAAATAGTGAAACATTTAGTTGTTTATCTAAAAAATCGTTAAAAGATATTGCGAAAGTCCTTAATAAAGAATATGATTTATCAATCAAATTAAATCAATCACGGAAGAAACTATTTACAGAAATAAAAAGTGTATTATCTAAAAAATCATCTTGTTTAACAGAGAGTTGTTGGAGTAAATTAGATTTCATAATCAATAATCTCTCTTCAAAAGAATTAAAAATCCTTAATGATAGTTTCCGACCATTTCAACCTAAGGAATGGAGAAATAAACCTAAGACTTGGCTAAATACAACCAATATTGATGATGTAATGTCGCAATATGAAAAAAAATATATTGACTTTAAATATTTTGGAGCAACACCGATTAATTTTGATTTAGAAGAAAGTGGTTCATGTCTTGTAAGTGATTTATGTAAATTTAATTTAAATGATATCAAGAATGAAAATAAAAAATGTGTTGGTTTTGTATTCAATACCGATCCCCATGATAAACCTGGACAACATTGGTTTTCAATGTTCATTGATATTGTCGGTAGAAATCAAAAAAAACCGGCGATCTATTATTTTGATTCAGCAGAAGCTATCAACGATGTATCAATGATACCTAAACAAATACTTGAATTTATTGAAGATATACAAAAACAAAATAATTATCAATTTAAATTCCTTTACAATGATATACAACATCAATATAAAGATACAGAATGTGGAGTTTATTGTTTACATTTTTTAACTGAAATGTTGAAAGGAAAACCATTCAAAAAATATATCAATCAAAAAACAAGTGATAAAAAGATGAATAGTTTTAGAAAGAAATTTTTTATTTAATACGTTTATCTTAATTTTTTATAAACTTGTTTTAATTAATATAATTATATGTCACTTTATGAACAATTTCATTCAGATATAAATAAGGAATATATGTTTGATATAATTAAAGATATAATATCAAAAGATATTGATTTTGATATTTCTCAAGATAGAAGTAATAAAGACCATTACTTGTCTACTTTTGAATCTATTTTTAATGATAATAATTTTGAAGATATAACAGAAGTTAATAAAATTTTATTAGACAATAATGTTAAGTTTTTCTTAGATAAATATAAACCAAAAGAAAAAAATATTCAAAATGAATATGAGAAATTACTTCAAGAAAGAGAAACTCAGGTCAATTTAAAAAATAAAGAATCAATAAAGAATCCAAATAATATTACTGATATCAATAATATCATCATTGAGACAAATACTGAAACAGATACTGATAATGATACAACTATAGATACTGAAAAAGACACAAGTACTTTAACTACTGATATTCAAAATATTTTAAAAGATAAAAGTAAGAGAAAAAAGAAAGAAAAAGTTTATCGTACATATAGTGTTAATTCAAGTAATAGGACAAATATTAATTCATCAAGGTATAGTTATCGTTTAGACCTTTTTAAGAGAGGTATTTCTTCAAGTGAAATAAAAAAAGTTTCAAAAATAATTATACCAATTGAAGATAATTATATATTTAGTATACCTATCTTGAATATTATAATCCCAGAATTAGATTGTAATATAAATATGCAACAAGAAAAAGTAATTGATAATGGGAGCCGTAAATATGGTATTTATGAATCATTAGAAAACCATGAAATAAATAAGAAAAATATAGACCGTATTACTGTAGAAATACGGGATGTTACTAATAAAAAATATAATTCAAATGATGTTTTAACAGTCAATATAATTGAAATAAAAGGAGATATAATTATATTTACTTGTTCAAATATTCGTAATGGAGATTATCTAGTTGATGATTTTATTAAAATTATTAATAATAATTCATTTCAATTCCAACAATTACAGGTCCCTTTAAAAATTAAGGGAATTACAGATAATATAATTATTTGTAATTTTAATGAACACTTTGAAGATGGTACTTATAATAATATTGATATGAAATTAATGAATATAAGTAATCAAAACATACTTTATTTTAATTAATGGGCTGGAAGAAAAACTTTCTTATTACGAACAATTATAGGTTTAATCATATCTGTAGAATAATTATTCTCTTTGTAATCATTATATTCATATAATTTCAATAAGTTTGTTTTATTATTTATTGGTGAATAGAATAACCTTTCATCAATATTATATTTAATAATGGATGCTTTAAGATAATCTTCTTTTATTATTTCATCTAATGATGGAAATATTAATCTATCAATTTTAGTTTTATGAATATATTCGGGAAGACTATAAATACTCTGAAAAATTGATAGAATATTTCCTAATTTATCATTTAATGGATGGTCTTTTGTTTCATAAACATAGAATAATTTTTGTGTTGGTTCATAATCACATAAACGTGTACCAGATTCACGGATATATCTTATATCTATATCTTCACTTGCCTCCTCAACACGATAATAAACATAAATATTTGTTTGATTTTTACTTGCCCGAATAACATAAGTATTTGGATAAATGAAATAAATAAAGTTTGACTCAAATTGCATTTGATCAATATTATTTAGATTTATTGAGCTGATACCTGGATAATGTGAATCTTCTTCTGATAATTTTGAAGAAAACCGTAAGCATTTTTCATTTAACTGAATATCATCCCTTGTATTCTGTATACAATCAACTGATGATTCTTTAATAATATTAATTATTTTAGAACTGATGTTATATTTTTTTTCCATAAGATCAAACAATATTTGATCGACTGTACGATCATTTGTTTCCTTCTTAACTGATAATATTTTAGTAATTGTCTTATATAATATTTTATGATTATTAAATAAATCTGTTTTAATATCATCAGATAAATCAATTCCATCGGCATCAGCCCATCCTAATTCCTTAATTGATCTAAAAATACCTTCAATAGTATTACCAATGGGTAACATTGAAAGGTATAAATATTGTTCTACATTCCTTTCATTTTCTGGTAACAAAGAATGAGATTCCATACGAATTGCCCTACCTAAAACCTGATCAACACGGACATAATTCCAAAAGGGTTCCATAATATGTACTTGTCTCACACATTCTAATGTGATCCCTTCTGCCCCCGAACTAGATATTAGTATAATATGGATATATTCTCCAGTGATATTTTCTTTCCTGTTGAATGAATCTTTATTTATTCTACGTTGTTCTTGTGTTTCTTTGCCTGTAATAAATGTATATCTCCTTCTTGTTGAATTCTTGGATATCAATTCATCCATATCTTGTTTTGTAGAATCAAACCTTTCATATCCATTCTCAATTAATATCCTTTCAAATACTTCAGAACCAGCATCATGTCTAAAATCACTATAATAAAGGATTTTACCGGTTGGAGTTCCATCTTTAGTAAACTTTTGAATATTTTCTAATATCTGATAAAATTTTGGAGAAAATAAATTTAAAGTCTTATCAAATGAAAAATGACCATTACTTGTCATTGTTTGATATACAGATTCTTTCTTTTTATCATCAGCATCAACACGGAATGTATCATCTTCATAAACAATATTACAATTTTGCCTTGTTCTTATATTATAATCCGAGTTTTTCTTATCATTATATATATCTTTCCTCCGTAGTTGTTGGATTTTTTTCATTTTTTCTTTTGAATACTCTAACTCATAATTTATCCATTGTATTGAAGACATAAAACAAGGTACAATATTAATATCCCTTACGATATTATAGTCCTTATACAATGGTAATATATTAGGTTTTACTACTTGTGGCATAGTAACAATTGAGGAACGATCAATTGGATAATATGAAGTTAAACCTAATAACATCCTACGTAATAGGACTTGTTTTTTAGAGGGTATATTATACATATCATCAAAGAAATATTCCATAAAGTTTTCATTAATTGATAAATCAGTTACTATATCATTCTCATAGATATCAAATAACTTCTGTTTACGATTAAATATAAGATCAATTTCTTCGTCAAATATTTCAGGAACCCCTCTTTTAAGTTTATCGATTGATACTCCTTTTAATTGAGATCTAGATGGAACAAATTCTTCCTTATCAAAAAATCTCTCTAAACCATCGTGAATTTCATTAAAGAAACCTTCTAAACTATGGTCATTATATTTTATTGTTGTTACAGTATTATCTTTTAAAATAGACTCAAAATTAGATTTATTTTTAGTAAATGATAATATCATCTTCCCTTTACGTTTTGAAACGCTTAACTGTTCAATTGATGAATTCTCTTGATAAAATAGATCACGTAATTCCTGTTGTAGTTCATATTCATCACGATTTGAACTTAATGAGAATTCATATACGTGGAGTACTCCCCGTAACATATTATATAAAATAGCTATCTCAGCTGGTTTATTAATAATCGGTGTACCTGATAAAAATATTAATTTTACATCTTCACCATTTACAATCCAATCATAAAAAATATTTGCGGGAGCACTTCCATTAATTATTTCATTTACAAAATTATGAACTTCGTCAATAATAATTACATTTTCTTTAAATGGCGATATTACTGAATGATTTTTTAGATTATATTGATATTTTTCAATAAATGAATCAAGTAATTTTTGATTCTCTGTTTTTTTCCCTTTCTTAACTTTTTTATCTACTTTTTTCCCTTTTGTAAACAATTCAACTTCATGAACCCTTGGAAATCCATTATAATGAATAAAATTATACTTTAGTTTAATTAAAAATACTATTTCTTCTTGAATTAATGCCTTTTGTTCTAAAGATAACTTTTCACAAGTTCCATTGAATTTTTCACCTTCCTCTAAGATAGGCTTACCTGTACTTGTATAAACCGTTCTATTTTCTTCTTCAATTGAAGGACTTGGTAAAAATACACCTTTAATAGAATTTAATTTCTTCATTAAAATACCCATTTCTTCTTTTGGAATATCTTTACTTAGAGTTGATTTTGTTTTATTAAATATCTCATTAACTTTCTCTTGATTAATACCATATTCTTTGTGTAATTTTAATCGTAATGTATAATTATCCTTAATCTCTTGTGAGGAAAAAAATACCCAATTATTATCATCAATATGGAATAATGTATCACCCCATCCAATTTTATCTTTAGAAGGATTACCTATAATTTCTGAAACATAATTTGCTTCTAATGAAGCAGGTAATAATGTATAAATAGGCATTGATTTTGATAAACCTTCTGCTGTTACAATTGATGTTGCAGTTTTACCCGTACCTAATCCATGATAAACTAATAGTCCTCTAAAAGGGGTTTCGATTGATAAATATTTCTTTACGAAATATTGATAAATTTTTATATTCTTTAATTCATTGGTTTCTAATTTATGTTTCTGAATCAACTTCTTATAAAAAACATCATTAACCCAATTAATGAATGCTTTCCTTTGAGGTAATACAGAACGATATACAGCCTCAATTGATACTTCTTTTTCTACGAATGTTAATGGATTAATACCATACTTATTCTCCAATTTATTACATAACTCTAACCACGGTTTATTTGGTATTGGAGTACCTTTTTCATCTCCTTGATTACGTCTACGATCAATAATACCCTTTCTTTCATCAATTGTTTTTGTTGGATCAACTTGTTCATAAAACCTAATAATTATATCAATTTGTTCATCATAAGAATATTGTTTAACCCCTTTCTCTTCTTTCTCTTCTTTCCCTTCTTTCACTTCTTTCACTTCTTTCTCTTCTTTCACTTCTTTCTCTTCTTTCTCTTCTTTAACTTCTTTCTCTTCTTTCTCTTCTTCTGGATAAGCTTCTTTTAATTTTTTTTCCTTTTCACTATCACTCCACTGTGGATAGATCCAACGGACGGATGTATATTCTGTTGGTTTCTTTTTTTTTAATTTTAAAATCTTTTTGAGGGTCTTAATTATTTTTGGTTCCACATTGGGAATTTGTTTCCCTTCAAATTCTGATTTTGAAAGATCTTTAACTTTCTCGTCTGTTAAATAGATCATTTCTCCATTAAAATATTTTAGGAGTACTAAATACATATCATCAGAAACCTTAAAATCATTTGACATAAATTATATATTATTGAATATATTAAATATATTAATTATGTCAGCACATTAAAATATACAAGTGCTTTTTGTGAAACATCTTGTTCAGACTTCTTTTTACTTATCCCTTGACCTTGAATAATTAATTTATCTTTAGCATATAAGTCACAAAAGAATATATCATTTTCTTTTCTATGTTTATAAATTGGACGGGTACCGTCATCATATATCTTTTGAAAATACCTTGATATTTGATCTTTATAATTTGTATCAGTCATTAAAATATCAGTAAAATCAACATAGTTTTCAATAACTTGAATAATAAATTCTTTTGCTTTCATATATCCAGAATCTAAATAAATAGCACCAATAAATGATTCAAAAACATCTTCAAGTATATTGTCATTTTCACGTCCTGAACAATTCTCCTCAATGTGTTTAGAAATAATTAAATATGTCTGAAATTTTAAATTACGGGATAACTTACATAAATTTTCACCACAAATTATACGGATTTTCAACTTTGTTAAAAAACCTTCATTCTGATTATGTATATTATAGTACCTATCATAAAGATAAGAAGAAACTACACTACCCAAAATGGCATCTCCTAAAAACTCCATTGTTTCATATGAAGTTTCCTGTAAAGATAAACAACCTTTTCCAGGATAATCATATTCTTCGTAATCCTTCATCTTACAATATGATTTATGAATAAATGCTAATTGATAAAAATCTAAATTATGTATAGTAAAATCATTAATATTAAGAGATTTCATAATATTAATGACTTGATCATGTAAAATTAATTGATTATTAAAATTATAAGGGTCAGCCTTAAATTTAGTATCTTCTTTCATTTATATTCTTTATTAAGTTTATTTTAAATACCTTTATCAAATTTTAAATAATTTAAGCAGTAACTCCACCACTTGGTCCACAGGAACCGTCTGATAATGGTCTTCTATCTAGATCAATATCAATTGTTGAATTCATCCAAGGACTAACTTGAGTTCTTGGATTAGGTGGTTCAGCACGTAGATTAAGATTCGCATTTCTTAGACTCTGACCAATCGTATTTACACCAACATGGAAACCAGCGTCTAAAAAGTTAACACCCTTAAGAATACCTTCTCCTTCCGAAGAACCTTTTTTAAATTCTTGAATCTTACCTTCTTCACCCTGGGGTAATAAGTCCGATGGACCTAATGTATTCTGGGGGAAACATGACGCAGGGTCAGTTTGAACACCCTGTACGGGTAAATGAAATTCATTATTCCCTGGTTCACTCGCACCCCATTCACCATCTTTAACTTCAGCGGTTAAACCTTCAACATTTGGAGCAGGTAATGAAGCACCATCAAATGGCTCTACTGCCTGATCATTTTCAGGGACAGGTTGATTATTAATAATCTCTTCCGGTTCTGAAGAATCAAATCCTTCAATAAATGGTAATTTTACACCACAAACATCCTTAAGGACATATATCCCAACAATTAAAATAATCCCATATACAATTAACTTTTGAAAATCCATACTTTATATTATATTCAATAAAAAAATTATAGATAATTTAATTAATTAATTTTTCTAATTCCTTATTCCGTGCTTCAATTTCTTCACGTATCCGTTCTATTTCTTTTTCTCTACCTTCTTCTTCTTCTTCTTCTTCTTCTTCTTCTTCTTCTTCTTTAAAAGAATCTATTATTTCTTTATCAAAAATATCATCAAACTCTTCTACTTCATCTTCATCATCATCAATCGAATATTCTTGTATAATATTATATTTTGATTCATTTTCACCTTGAAATACCTTAATTTGTGAAATATAACAATCACAATAAAAATATTGTTTCAATATCTTTAATCCACGTATATGTAATATTAATATAACATCTGAACCAGATTTGATTTCATCTAAATCAACAAATACTCTTTGTTGATTATAAGCACTACATTGAATTTCATTTTGGATAACAGGTAATCTAAATTTCATCCTTGGATTTGAATCTTTTTTGAATGGTTTCGTAGTTCTTTTATACATGTCATCAATTGCTTCTAAGGGTATTTCTTTATTAAACCATTCTTTTGAATTATTTACAGTTGTCTTAATATTCTTATCATCCAATGATAAAAAGAAATCATAAATATCATATTTCCCTTGAGGAATTTCTAATTCTAAATAAGGATTCTTTTTACCCTTCAAATCACTAATATTTGTTAAACATTTTAACTTAGGTGTTTGAATATATAAAGGATTTAAATTATCACCATAACTAAAAGAAGAAAAATAAGATGTACCTACCTTTTCGGGTTTTAAATAATTTATATCATTAACATCAACACTATCATATTTGAGAATATTACTCATTTTTATTTATAAATAGAAAGTATCTAGTTTTTATTAACGCAAATTATACAATTAAAATCCTCTTAACTTTCCATTTACAGATATATTTACCATTATATTTCCAAATATTATCAACATAAATATCACACTTCATCCTACTAAAATTATAAATATTTGCAATCGAACACTCATTATCACTATTTCTAATATCAATATTATAATGATTTGAATGAAAAGGGATCTTAACAATTAAATTTGGATCATATTTACCTTTTTTATCAAACCTTATTTGTGAATTATAAAGATCAGCATCATCCTCTGTTAATCCAATATATTTCATTTGCTTTAATTCAAATTCTTGAAGGAAATTAAAAAAACTATTCATTTCTGAGTCAGTCTTCACATTTGTAAACTGTAAATACATCTGGTTTGTTTCACGATTAAAACCGAATGGACAAACCATTGTTGGTGTAGTTATCATAATAGGAGAACCTTGTAATGAAACTTCAATATATCCTAAATTTTGAATATCTTTCGGTAATGTATCATTATTAGGTTGATATTCATATTCCTTCTTTTTCTTAGTACAGTCTTTACAAATTAAGTTTTTAAATTGAAGAGGTTTCCCTTCAAATAAATTATGATGTAAGTTTTTTAAAAAAGGCATTATTAATTAATACTATTTTAATAATCTTTAATTAGTGTTTTTCTACGAGTCATATTATTCCATAATGAAGTACATCCATTTTCAGGTCCACTATTTAAATGCCCTGTAACTTTAGCACATTCTTCATTCAAAGGTTTCCGATATCCAAACATGACATCTTTTGTACAATCTTCATTATACTTTTGAGTCGGGAAACAATTTTTAGTTTTTTGACTACTTATTGTATCGTTATTATTTATAAATGAGTCGGCATTTTGAATTGGGTGGGGGAAATAATTATTCATAATATTATATTATAATATAATATAATATAATTATGAAAACAATCGGGATTTTAATCGGAACTGAAGATGAAGCTGTATCAAAGAAATATTATCAAAAAAATAAATCATCATTACAATTCCTAAAAGAATATGGAATATCAATGAATTATATACCTTATGATTATGCTATATTCGCTGAACTTAAGAAACAAGGTGAAAAAAAAGGATTTAATATTGTACCACTTTTTGGAGAAGATTTTACACTAGATGAATGTAATCAATGTGATTATATATTCTGTATTTTTGAAGGAGTATATTCATTTATAGAAGGAGGTTACGAACACTATAACCGTTATAAAAAAATTTTACGAAAAACAGATGCCAAAGTATTCCCTTCACCTGAAATGCAGGAATTTGTAATCAATAAACATCAGTATATGAAATACTTCCAAAAAAAAGGTTATGATATTGCACCCACAAAGTTTATTAAAGTAAATAATTATAACCTTAAAACAATTATGTCATTTATTGAGAAACATAATTTAAAAAATATAGTCATTAAACCAGAATTAGGTGCTTTTAAAAAAGGTTTTCAAATTATTAAAAATGTATCTTCAAAAAAAGTTGATGTCTACCTCAAAAAAATGAAGAAACAAGGCTACCGAAACTTGTTACTTCAACCATTCCTTGAAGAATTTAATAAATTTGGTGAAATTAAAACATATTGGGTTGGTGGTAGAAATTTATACTCCTATAAACAACAATGGAAAGATGGGGAAGGTGTCTTTCAACCTCAAGAAAAAATTGATAAACAATTATTAAATAAATGTCTGTCAACGGCACGAAAATTAATTCAAGATATATCAAAAGATCATGAAGAATTAATACAAATTCGAGTAGATTTCGCCTGCTGTGTTAATAATGATAATCATTGTAGAGATTTTTTTATTAATGAAATTGAAATATGTCCAACAATTCCTGAACAAGAATCAAGGGGACACGGATATACACCACTAATTAGAGAATTACTTAAAAAATGTACTTAATCCCTCCGTGTTTTTATTCTAAATTTAACTTTATATTTTTTCGTTATATTATTATCGATACGACGGACTTCTTTCCCACCCATAATATAAGCATATAACCTTCCACGCGCCCAACTCTCAGAAGTTTGATTAGGACGTGAACCACTACTGTAATATGCACCTTCCCCTTTTTTATAGACTTCATTAATTGCTTTTAAAGGTATCCCAGTGACTTTGGATATATTCTTTCTACTCTTTTTACCTTTCATATTATTTAATTCTTGACCATATTTTTGATTAAATAAGACAGTCCAACTACTCTTTCTACTTTTAACATTCGTTTTAGGTCTATCCTTCCTTTCAAAAATAGATTTTATTTGTTTTTTCCTTTCCTTACGTTTCAAAGTATCTGGAATATATCTCTTAGGTATATTCCTAGACTTACCTTTATAACTTACCTTCACTGTATTAGCTTTTTTCCTTTTAGACCTCTTCTTTTTAGACTTCTTCTTCTTTCCACTACCATATAATTTCGCCATTTTTTGATACATTACACCACCTTTATCACCACTATCCTCTTCATCCGGTGGACGATAAATCGTCCTTTTTATTTCGGGTACATAACTCCTCATAAAAGTCTCCATTCCCTTCCATTTTAAACTTTTAAAACCATCTAATAAATTATTTATTCTCCAATAATCTAGAGGAGACTCTATTTGAATTATATGTTGAATCTCACGGGGAGAAAGGTTATATTCTTCCATAATATTCATGATAATGGTTGATGCTAATTTATAATCATTACTACCAAATGGTATTTGATATTTTGTTGATATTCTTGCTTTCCAACCACCAACACGCTTTGGTTTATCTGTTAATCCCTCCTTCTTTTCAATTCTTAAATATCTGTCTTCTAGACCCATTAACTGTTTAATTAATTGAGATACATCTTCGCCATTACCCCCACCCTTATAACCTTCCCCCGTACTTGGATCAATAAAACTACTTGTTATTAGATTAAAATCAGATAATTGAATGTTAGATGGTTCAGGTACAGGTACAGGTTCAGGCTCTGGTTCAGGTACAGGTACAGGTTGAAATTTTAATCTTTTCCTTACGGTATCTGTACGCGTTAAACGATTACTATTTACCCCTTTCATAATCTCAAAGTTTTCATCATTAATATAATTCATCCAAGAAACCATACATACTTTTAAGTTAATATCAAACTCTCCAATATATTTATCAATAGTATCATTGATATCTAAGTATCCATACTTTTTATCTTCGTGTCCACGTTCTAATTTACTCCTTTGTGACAAATCTTCTAATGAAATATATGGATTACGACATGTTAATTGCCATTTCAACTTTTGTGTATCATATTCTTTAAATAAATGGATATGCCAACTATCCATAAGGTCATCTCCATTATGTTCTTTATAACCAATCAATTTATCTTCTCTTAATACACGTACCTGAGGAGAGAATGGAACACCCCACGGAGAGATCCATTGGCTTTTTTCTAACCATTTGGACACTATATTATTAAGGTACTCAATTTCTAAATGATTCATATATATATATTATATTAATAAAATATACCAAAATAAGAAGGGGAAAAAAAATATAAATAAACCTTAATCATAACTCATATATAAACACATTTTTAAAGGATATCAAAAAATTAATATCTTGTTGCATAGGTATGTATCTATCATGTTATAATCATTAATTAGATATTCTCATATTAAAATATCCTTCGGATTACTATTTAAATATATAGACACGATTAATTGGGTTGTGTCCACCCACTATAGAATGGATATTTATTGTATCTATTTAACGCGACGAATAATTGTTTTTATATATTTTGATGTACTGTCTTTTTTAACAATATTTAAATAGGTAAAGTTTTTCTTATGATACTTATTTAAAAATGCTTCTCTATCTTCCATATCTATATATTTATCTTTAGCAATACGTTGTAATAAATCTTCATTTTGTAGATAGATTATATTTCTTAAAATATCATCCATTAATTAATAATACTTGCGATTATAAAACAAAAAATCAAATTTATAATTTGCTTTTCTTATCATAATTATATTCATCAATTGATAGAATATGGTATAGTTCAAAACGATAGATTATTTTTTCTCCATCAACTTTAAAATCTAAATATTTTGTTTGATTCATTAAATCTACAGTTAAAGAATAAGTACCAATCCCATAACCTTCAGATTCCAGTTCTTCAATATACCATACGACTTTATATAATTGACCTTCTTTAGGTTCAATTATTTCCACCATTTATAGTAATGGGTTTTTATTTAATTTATTGAATCTTTTATTTAAATCTTTCATAGAATCTATTTTATCTTCTATATCTTTTATATTATTACATCCCAGAAAATGAGGATGATTCAAAATAGTTTCAATACTTTTTATTGCTTCTTTATTAATCGTTGAAACAAATTCATAATCTAATTTTTCAAAGAAAATATTAATAGGTGTTAAATACGTAAATTTTTCGCCAACATCTCCTCTTTTTTCTCGGATTTTAGTAATATAAGTTCTAATTATCATTAATGGTATTTTTTTTCCAATACTATATATATTTTCATCGGTAGTATAATCTCTCTCTTTTTTAATTGATATACCATTAGGATATTTATTTTTATCCCTTCCAAACCTACAAGATAATAAGTTAATATTTTTTATAATTTTGGACAACCAATCCCCTTCTTTTATATTTTTAGTCCCTTGTGAATATACATCGATATGTAAATATAATTC